ACCATATGTTCTTAGTAGGTCAAGAAGTTTTTTTAATCTTCTTGGGCATCAAGATAGGCAGCTACTGCCATCTCTTTTCTTTTCTTTTTTGACTTTCCCTTAAACTGTGGGGCGTCAGAGTCTCGGAAGTCATCGAAATAATCCTTGGGTTTAGCATTTTTATCAAGCACTTCCCCAAAACTACCAGCGGATTCTTCTCTTTTTTCTTTTTCTGGTTTCGTGAGTTGGCGTTCGGACTTGAGCCCTGCGGCAACATCCTGGTTTCGTCTGAATGCTTCTTTAGCTTTGTTTATGGTCGCTTCAGGGTTGATACCTTCGCCTTTTACTTGTGACAAAATATTAGCAATTTGGTTGATGGCATTCGTTTCTATTTCCGAATCTGTTACTTCAGACATCAGTTTAGATATTTCTTCTTTAATGAGGTTGCGGATTATGTCTTGAGTTAGGTGCATATAGTAAATAGTTTGTTAATCTACTAACGTAATCTTATCCGTTAAATATCCTTTGTTGTCCTCATTTTTTATAAGGAACTCGCCTGCCCTAGCAATGACTGCCGCATCGGCTCGATCATCGGTACCCTTCTTATAATTCTTTCCGCCACGAGCCATCTCAATTGTAAAAGCTGTTTTCTCTTTTTCTTTTACAGCCTCAATAACCATCTTCTTTCTTTGCGGTCCTTTCGTTCCTCGTGGGAAAGATAAGCCGTAAAGTGTTCTGGCGGTGTTCACGTTGATAAAAGTAGGGGCTTCGCCAAAGGTATCAAAACAAAGCCAGGAAACAATCCCGTTAAACTTGGCTAGTTTTATAATGGTGTCTGCCCTAGACTTGCCTGGGAAGAATTTCTTGAGGGCTGTTTCTATGAACACCTTCTCAATTTTATATTCTGTTTTTAGTTCCCATAAAAGTGAGCCGACCATTTCAGCTTTCTCGAACAAGGTTTCCTGTTTCGAGATGTCCCAGTGGTGGCTTACTATTAGGCTGCCCTCGTCGTTGATTAGGGCAACTCCAATAATGGTAGTAGATATGTCGAGTCCCAGTATCATCTAGGAGATTATACTACATGTCTAGAGTTAGTTTAAATGTATAGCTATCAGCTTCTTTCTTTTGGACAGGGTTCGCTAGTTTTGCCACACCTAAAAGATTTTTGTTCTTGTCGTAAATGCCTACTTCAGTTATATAAGTTTGTTTCTGGAATTCGTCCTCATAACTACAGTACCTACTTTCGATTGTATTCTTAATTTCTGTTTTGTTTGGTTCCATATATCCAGATGGCCCGGAGGCGGTGCGGTTCTTCCAGTTTGAGTCGGAAGAAGAAATCCAGGTTGGATTCAAAGAATTGTTTAACTGACCTGGCTGGGCAGTTGAAAACATTGTCATAACAGGTACTTTTTGTGTGCCTTCAAATTCAACAGAAAATAAACTTGCGGTGGCGAAATTAGTAACACCAGTTGACAAAGAATCGTATGCTCCAAAGTGTTGCCAATTGGCTGTGGCAAGTGTTCCGGTACCCAGGTAGTCATCTTCATTGGAGCTTATTTCTACCGAAGAAGTCAATAAAATAAAACCTTCCCGATATAAAACCACCCCCACAATAGATCCACTAGTACCGCCCATTGTCGAGATTAACTCCCCGTTCTGCCGGGAATCAACCGCCTCGTCGATTAAAGACCCCGTATAATAGAACTTCAAATTAACCGTTCCTTTTTTTATCTGTTCGCCGTACATGATAGAGGGAATCTGGAGCATGTTGACCGCACCCGACACATAACTTCCGCTATAATGAAATTTATCGCTGGAGAATCGATTATAGTTCATGGTGTTTTGAAGTGCTATTAGTTCTCGACGAGAAATTGAATATGTGTCTTTCTCAGCAGCGGTGCCGTCGGGGAATGGATACTTGGTAGCCGCATAGAACTGCCGATGCATAGAAGAAGTTAAGGGATAACTGCCAGACAAAGAAAAGTGTCGATAGGGGGCGTAGTCAGAAGGAGTCATGCGCTCGGTCCTAAAGGTCAACCCAGCATTTGGAGATAAAAAAGGTGTGATTAAACTTTGATCAGCCCCATTGCGGTCCACATTGTATTCAAAAAGATTCACATTACCAGTTACAATGTTTTCGCCCAGCACGGGACCATCATTGTTTAAGTAAGCCGAGCCACTGTACATTACAAAGTCCGTCTTTGGACGGGTTACAATGCGATTTGTGAATATGTCGTCTGGACCGAAAGTGAAGAGGTAAGGCATATTTACCCCCTATTAATAATCTAGTCTTACCCGGAAAGTTGCCTCGGTGCCTGACGATTTTCTTATTGGTTCACTCATTTTTCCCACAGCTAACAAAGCGTTATCTTCGCTATACAAGCCTACAGTTGTTACATAAGACACGGGATTGTCAGTCCTCAGCGTTTTCACCCTAATCTGGCTTGAACTTAGATAGGTTGGGTTACTACTATAATTAAATTCTGTAGCGTTTAAGCGGCAAAAATAGATTGTTGAGTTAAGCTCTGTTGTGTTATTGAAGCTAATGTTTTGAACTCGGTGTCGAAGAGAAGTACAAGACCCGCTTATGGAACTGCTCACAAACATTTGATCTATAGTTTGACCATCTGTGGCGTCCATAAAACAATCCTCTACATATTCACTCTTGAATACAGAAGAGGTTAAAATAGCTACACCTGCTTGATAAAACAACAAACCACACGGGCGCTCAGAAGCTGCTGGGAATCCAGATCCAGTGGCATATAAAATATTAAATTCGCCAGCCGGGGAATTGGTTTTCAAATTTGTTCCGTCTTTGTCATAAACTGTAAGAGTTTTCGTAAAGGGGTTGTTATAAGAAGCACTGACTCCCAGAGTCATAGAAAACCCGGTAGCAGAAGGTTGAATTTCATCTTTTGTTAAAAGCCGGGCAAAATTAAGAACAAGAATTTCTTCCATCTTATCCACCGCTGTATTGCTCCCAAAGTTACCGCTTACATCCAGCTTATTGATACTGCCCGTGGTGTTATAACCAGCAAGCATCTGTGCCATCTCGTTATAAACATCATTCTTTTTGTTTCTTAGGGTGATATTTGACGAAGCAGAAAGCGGGGAATCGGTAGCCCAGGCAGCAGTAAAATCAATAATATGATTAGCTGATGAACTCAGATAAGGATAATCATAAATACTCTGGAACATGCCGTGAGTATAATTCTTAATATTATTACCACTGTAGGTTCCCGACAAAATAGTTCCTGTTAAGGGAATTGCCTCGTGGAGTTTTGTTTGAGTGCGTTGCGAGTCATTAACATTCAATGATTTAAAACTGGTTGCCATATCTTAATTCCTACGATGTGTATTTAAGTAGTTTGAGCGGTACTTCAACACGGTATCCTGTGCTGAAGCCGGTGATTCTAATTACTGTGTTGATAAAAGAGAAGGGGCTAGAGGTCCCCGAGCCGGGTACTATCTCCACTGAGGTTGTTCCGCCCATCTGAGTGAATAAAGTATTGGTTGTTTGCAAATTAAGAGAAGACCTTAGGCCAAAAATTAGTCGAGACCCAAGGCGGCCGGTAGTGGAAGTAGGTCCAATCATAGAATTATTGATTCTTCGACCATTTATACCGTCGTCGAGACTAAAGGCAGGCGTCGCTGTGCCGCCTCGACCGCCGGCTGACTCAGCAAAATAAGCATTGCCGCCGTCATTACCCAAAGCAAACATATAAGTAGCTATACTATCATCGTCAATAAAGCTGGGTGTTGCCATCTGACCTTCTTGTTCTGGGGTAGTGAGACCTAAAAGCCTATTATCTACCTCCACAAGATACCCAGTTTCTAAAAGATTCCTTTCGGACGCCAGATTATTAAGATAACCCAGTGCTAAATTTGCTGAGTCTATGCCCTGATCATATATCATCTGAGTATGTATGTTTGCTGCTGAGTCATCCGCATACCGGTAACCCAAAGAGGTTACAGCGGTTTCTTCCGCTACCTGGTTAATATACTCTGTGGTGACGGAATCTACAGAGACATAATATCCGCCCACAGGTCCTGTCGAAGTTGATACTGTTGGATAAAATTTATTATTCAACTTAACAACTGGCAAATATAACAAGGTATTATCAGTATAAGTCAGTAAGCGGTTTTTAAGAGAAGTAGTGTTATTGGTAAAAGCCTCGAATACAGGTAGTTGAAGTATTCGTTGATCTTCGTAACCTGAACCACTGCTGGGTGTCTTATCATAAAGTGAGTAATCTATTTCATCATCACCTAGCGCAAATTTGGTAATTCTAAAACTACCATCACCCAATGCTAATCTTCTTCGACCCTCATCGGTCAAAACAGCATCAAGTATAATATCACCACTATTGTCTAAAAAAGCCATAACGTTTCCTCTTAACGAACCACTGTATTAATATTAGTTCCTAGTAAATAGTTCGTATTATTCAATTTTGTTTTTTTATGTTTCGCCGTTGATAGGTCGTCCATCAACTTTGATTACAAAGTCAAGCTTCAAATCAAACTTTCTTCCTGTGTCTTTTGAAGTGAATCTTATTATATAGGCATCATCTTCTATAGAACTTCCAAGAGTCGAGGCTAAACTTCTGGCGCTGACAGTTTCACCATCTCTGTTTTGAATATACGGAAATGTTTGAATATTCGAAGCATCAATCTTCACAAATCTCGCCAAATCTTTATCAGGAACTTGTTTAGATGTTCCCGCTGGAAGAACAGTTGAGATTTCTGGTATGACCATACCATTTTCAGAAACCAATTTTATCCGATAAATCACACTGGGGTTTGATATTTGTTCATGAATGTCCTTTGTAATACAGGTGTAGTAATAATCTACATTGGGCTCGATATTATCATCTAGATCATAAGACAATATATAAGATAGAGTTTCATCTTCTAGGGCCGCCAGCCTGTCATCAGTAAACTCTCTCACTAGAACGTCATTTTGAGTATTTGGGTTGAAGTCTTTGTATAAATCGTCGTAATCATCAACATCTAAATTTAAGTTTGTGGTGCGATAAAGAATAATACTCTTTATTTGTGTTTGGCCCTTGTTCCTAAACATCATTGTATTTTCAGGAAGGTTCATTACCGTCCTTTGATGAGCATATGATCGATCGATCGTTTCGTTATTATCGCCTATCCTCACAATTTTAAGAGTGTTGGCATAGGTGCCGTAATCAGGGATAATAGTACCCTCTCTTCCAGACTCAACATCAATATTTAACATTATTTGGTTATCTTGGTTAAGTCGTGGGAAAAATTGTAGAGTAGGAGCCGTAGGAGGGAGGTCCAAAACACTAAGACGAGGATATGAAATGCCGCCAGCGCCTCTATGTTTGTCTGATAAGCTAAGCAAAGCCGGTCTGTTCCGATCGATCAAAGTGGTCATATTTTCAAAAACATTTACCCTATTCCACTCCGAATCATATACTGGTATCTGAACTAGCTTAACATTAGATCCGCAAGAGATCATACTCTTAAAGGCAAATGAGGCACCCACCAGTCGCTCTTCAAAGTATTCTTCTGGATCATCGTAGAGATTCCTCGGAAGAACGTGCCCATCATCAGGACCCCCTATACCAAGATAATACATCATTAACTTAAGAGGAATATCTCTAGAGATTGTATATTGATTATAAGGGGTATCATAAATAAAGCGATACTCGGTAAGAGTATAATCGTAATCTCTTCCATAGGCTACTTGGCTATCTCGATAAACCTGAGACCCTACTGGGTTTCCTACTAATATTTCTTGGAGGGTTTCGGGGGCGTTGGCTCTGCTTTTTCCTATTTGATATCCCAGCACCTCGCTTTTTGTATTATGATGACCATAAATAATATTCTCGTAGCGGTGGCGAGAGCGGAAAAGGGCATTTCTTAGTAAAAACTGTTTAGCAGTGAGCATCTCCTCTTCGTTGGGGAGCATGGGTTGGCGCTGGAGCAGTGTAGCTGTATAAGAAGATGCCTCCGGGGTGTTGTCGAAAATATATGAAAATTCACCCATATTAATCGGATAAACTCGTAAATTAACGTTATTTTTGAGCGTGGTATTTGTTACGTCATTATATAAATATTCTGTAGAATAGAGATATCCTTGAGACAACTCAGGCTGGTCTGGATCGACAGTGTCGTATGTTGCGAGGTTTTGTAGCGCAGCAACACTTGTGTCGCTGTATTGCTCCCGGCCCACGTTGTTTCTCTCTAGTTCATATCGTTGATAATCATTAACTTCGGAACCTCCTTCGTTGAGGCCTGACGCACCAGCGGCTGAAAATTTAACATTCATGCTCATGGCGGCACCGGGGCTTCCGAAAGCGCCACCTGGGCGTCGAGCCTCCTTAAGACCCATAATAAAAAGTTTGTTACTATTTTGGATGACCGTAGAGACATCGAAGCCTTCCTCAAGAAGTTGACCATACAGAGAGTAAAAACGCTCAGGGTCGCCGCCATTCATCGCAGTTAATAAATCTCGGTAGAACTCGGTCCCAAATAGATTTTCTATAAACCTAGCTGAATCACTGAGTTTTAGTAAATTTTTATATTTAGTAATCCTGGCAATTTGGAGGGGCTGATATTGTCGTGTAGTGCCTCGGTTGCTGGACAACTGAGTGTACTGTCTTACATAAAGATTAGGAAGAATCTCTTCTGAGGGGTCAGTTTCTCTTATCGCTCTCTCATATTTATCGTTATAGACAGTATACTGTGAAGTCAGAGCCGCACTCTGGACGGGGGACCGGCTCAACCAGCTTGCGTTCTCTATATTTTTGACATACGGAGTATTAACCTTAACCTCATCTTTCGAAAACTCATACTCCCTCTTCCGACTGATTGAACTAAAAACTTGAAATTCAGTGATGAGTTCAGCATCTAAAAGTGCTCTTAATAATGTTTGCTGTAGGATTGCCAGGTGCGCTTCGGATATGCCATCAGCAATAGCTTGATCTATAGACCCATAAACCATCGCATAAACATTGCCAGTGCCCAAGTTCTCATATCCCCCAACAGACAAGCCAGGCGGGTAGCCGGGTCGGGTCACGTTGCGGAAGGCACGATCAACTGTCCGCTCAAGGAGATTAGGGCTGATCCCCAAGTTGGCTAGGTAGTCGTTCATAGTCCCATAAGGCAGATCGATCACGCCGCTGTCCCTGGCGATGGTGACCACCGTGCGGTAGAAGGTCGTGGTCTGGTCGAGGGTTTTGAGTTTCAAACGAAAGAAGTCGTCATCCTTGGTTAAAGAAAAAACGCTTGACGCCGTATTAATAATAGTTTTAAGAATATCCGTAGCGAAGTTTTTGTATTTAACCTCGTTACCCTGGGGCGATTCGAGGCGGTATGACGGGTTTATATACACATACTTGCCTAGAAAATTATACTCTTCTTGAGAGTTAGGAGGAAGCTCGCCGTGATACAGATATCTTAAGCCTTCTTGGTTTTGAAGTTCTGGATTGAGAGCCTTGAGAAAACCGACAAGTTCGTCCTCGCCCCTAATTGTATAAATCGTCTGCTGGTCAACGAAACCAGGCACGATATGAAAAGTGAGGTAGGGGTCCCGACCATGGAGATTATAGCCTATGTACTGATCATCCAGATAATGTTCTATTGTTTGCCGGGACTTTACCCAAGATGCCAGAGGATCTAGATGACTGGCTTCGATAGTGTATTCCCTGGTCGCCTCGTTATGTGTCAAGATATTGTTGTTTTCGTCGTTCTGTGCCATGTTGTTTTAATATCCTAACGCTAACGGGTTTGGTGACGTAACGGAAACCTCTTCAACTGTTACTGTTTCAGTAGTTTCCGGCTGAGATGGTATGCCACTTATATAGAAGTACTTATTATAAGTTGGAAGTTGTAATACTTGTTTTTGTTCAAAGTAATTAACTAACCTGTGCTGTTGCTCAGAAGTAGTGAATTCTTTTATCATATTTAAGTAGTCATCAGCATTTAACAAACGAGTTCGGCAGAGGATTTTGCCAGGCTGATTTCTTAATTCTTCTGCTATAGTGGGAGACATAGGTTCCCATGTGGACAGCTTTAACCGCCGGGGGTTGAAATCATTTTGAACTTGCTGGTGCGGCTGGATGATAGTACCAAAGCCGCTCAAATACTCAACAACAGCTATCTGTCTATAGTTCATCCACAATGTTAAAAATGTGGCATATGACTTCATAGGATCAGGTATTAAACTATAAGACTTGTTACCCTCTGTGGATATAACCTTGCCGCCTTCAAAAAAGCTCACCAAATCATCACCTTCCGTTACGCCAGGAATGTTTAATGTAAACCTTCGGGCGTCGAGAATTTCGTTCCCTTCTGAACTCTCTCCCGCTAACGGCTGAGTGGTAGAAGCTATTATTATCATGCTTTGTAACTGCGCAGGCAAATGACTCAACACAGAGCCCTGAAGCATGGATGGTAAATTTTGTTCCGAGATGCCCAAAATTTTGGACAAAGCAGTCATAGAATTAAAAGTCGGCTGGACGTTTCGATCGGTTTGGGCTATTGTCTTGTCTATAGTAAGTTCGCCAAGGATAGCAAAGGGTAATCGGATTGCCCTGTCCTTTAAGTCTTGTTTTTTCATTATCTGGTCGATGTCACCCTTTAATAGTTGGGTGTTTTGGTTTTTGATATTTAAATCTACCGCATCGAGATAAACAAAAGCAGCAGAAGATGGATCTGAATCAGTCCCGATAACACTTTTGATTAGGGCGGGGCCGGCGTTGGTTCCACAGTTTTCTTTATCTCTAAAATTATATATAGTTGATTTAACCTTGTCCACAGAAACCCTAGGAGGAGAAAACTGGACGGGAGCGGACTCGCCTATAGAGATACTGAAATCTTCGGACAACAATGTCCTAATGTCTGAGTATATTTGGTTATTTTTGCTTTGTTGTAGGGCGATGGAAGACAAAGACGGGTATACCATACCAATTTTCTGTTGGTTTTTTATAGACACCAAATCAGAATATAGCTCAGCATAACGGTCGAAATCATATTCCACCGACTGAAGGGTAGCTGTTGAAACTTTAGCCTGGTCGATTATTGATCTAGAGGGGGTCTTAATTATTCTAGGGGTCATGTAGGCATAAGACACTTCTTCATAAGCACCGACAGGGCTAACCAAAGCACCGCCGGATGGCTTAAAGAAATATTTATTAAATTCCATTACTCGCCTTGTGTCGTAACTATCAATATTTATTTCAGAGAAACTATCGGACTCAATATCTCCAAAAATATAATCGATGCCGAGGTGGTTATCCTCTCCTGTCTTATACACTTCTTTGTAGCGGTTTTCAACCAGAAGGACATTGTTTTTAATGGATCTGCTCATGTTTTGATCGAAAGTGTTCTTTCGAATACTATCGAGCATCCCAAAAGGGTCAGAAGGAAAAATGCTCACAAGTTTATCGTGCAAAAATCTAATCCCGAGATCAAGCAGCATCTCAATATCCGTTATCAATTGAACGTTTATGATGCCTTGGTTTGCCTCAATAAAATTCTTGTAATAGGATGTGAGATCGATACCTGCGCCGGCAGATAAACTGCCCACTATCTCTTGATAAGATAATAATATTTTCATGATTTCATCGTAGGCGAGGACCTGCTCGCCGTCAATATTAATATTAATTGATCGTATATCTTGAGTGGTCTTAGCCTTGGCAACATCATATAAAGGCTTTCTTCCAAACATCTTGCTAGTATTAAGTGAGATATAATCACGGATCGAAGATAAAATTCTTTTTTTATCATAAAGTACGTCGGTTAGTCGCCTTAATAGTTGAGGAGAATTATCCAATACCGAGAGCTTGACCGAATACTGAAAGCTTTCATCTATTTGTCTGTCCTTCACATCTGCCGTTGAAAATTTATCGCACCCTTCAAAAAAAGTCAAAGAATTAGAGGCCAGGTCGTTCGCCTCGGCGGATGGAAGGCTTATCTGTACTTTCTTTATATTTTCTGTGGGAATTGGCAGTGTGGTACGATCCGGGTATCCGGGTCCCATCGTTCCTAGATCATTTATCGCATGGAGACCAGTAGAAGAAACATTGTGGCGAAATACCTCAACTGAAGAAACAGAGGATGGTGTATGTGGTGAAAATTCTTCGGAGTCGGAAAAAATCGCATGGTTAAGCAAGTTATTTTTATATACAAACGGAAATAAAGAATTGTCTGCTAAGAAGTTTTGTATATCAAAAGAAAAGATAAAACGGTTATTCTCCTTCTGATCTCTTGACAACCAAAAATCTGTAAAGTAGTTGCTTCTTTTAATTACCTTGTTTAATTGTTTGCTCTGTCCTAGCCGGGGGGTCTGAAACAGTCTGACCATACTATCAGATAAATGAGAGTATCCCTTAATAACAGCCTCCGTAGGCACTAAATTTATCTGTTTTAGATTATTCCCCTCGGGGCTTATAGTTTGTTTTGGGTTAACCATAGAGACAAGTGGTCGGTCGGGGAAAATCTCGTCATAACTGATGTGAGTGCCCTTATAGGTTCCTCTAGCAACATGACCCATTCCGGTTACTAAAGAAAAGTTAGAAGAAGCCTCTTCAGAAAATAAGTGGGGAATTTTGTTGTCGTATACATAACAATAGCACGATATCTGGTCCATTCTTACGTTGGGTAACGATAGGTTGACTGTCTTTAAAATATTTTGTCCCGACCTGGGAGAGAGTATTAAATTCTCTAAAGGTAAGTCAAATATAATAATCCCCTCGGGAATACTCCCGCCGGTACCATATGAAGATACCCCTCTTGTGATGACTAGGTTACGAGATTCCATATTAGTTGAATATGGAGAAAAGGGGCTGTTGTTAGACAAATATTGCACCTTGTCACCGAGGGATAACATCAAAAACTGATTAAATTGATCCTGAGCTATTGACCCGGCTTTACCGTCCAAGAATTCATTATACCTCTGACTTAAAAAGTCTAGCACCCCTGAAGACTCCTGGGTAAGGCTGACAAAGAGTCTGAAATTGTATTTTTCTATAGCAATACTGTTTGATACCAGATTCAAGGAAGTACTTACAGATATCCTACCTGGATTAGAAGAAGTACTTCCTTTAGATTCGAGCAATACAGTGTTTATTTTCAGATCTCTAATATTTTTTATCATTGTATTATTTTATCCTAGGTATCATAAGCAAATGGCAATGTTGCTTCTAATATGGCACATGGATCTTGAGGTCTGTTATCCAAATTCTTCTTATACAATACCGAGTTTGCCGGTAAATCTAAAAGGTTTATCTCAGAATCACACGATATATCTAAATAATATTCGCTATATGTGTCATTTAAAATAGGAAAAGTATCGTTTATTTGTTTATCCTGACCATTTATGCTGTATGCTAAAAGATAAGGGTCGGTCTGCCTGCTAAGGGTTTTTCCCCCACGGGATTCTGTGTTTATAAAACCTAAAGAAGTCAACTGTCCATCTGATCCCGATTTATATACTTCAATGTCAAAATTCCCATTACTCTTCATAATAGTGTTAAGTTCTTGAACACTCAAGAATAGAGAATCCGAGTCTAATAGATTATAATTAACTGGGTCATCGCCGATGGTTTCATATTGAATATCTAAAGTTGCTGACATTTGTGGTATCATGCCATCCACGTTGTAAGTGACTCCCTCATTCAAACCTTTGTCACTCAAGCTTAAAACTGATATATCCCACGCTGGGGCGTAATTTGAATTTGGGTCGCTATTTCCCAAGGTTCGCATAAAGGGAGCACTAAAGGCAGCGTTTTGTGCCATTTCGTCTCTACTGTTAGAAGTAATAAGAGAATATACCGAACCAGGGGTGGAGGTAGATTTTAAATTTGATCTAATTCTTGGCGTTAAGTTACTAATTCTATTGGCTATTTGATTCTGTGTTTCTGCTATCTGGGCATACATCCCGTCATACAAAATAGATGTATCATAAAAGGCGTAATAAGCCGGCAAAAAAGTACCTCCAGCAAACTGTTGTTTACCATAAGGAGTCAACTCAATAGAAATTACTTCTTCTTTTTGATTAAAAAAACGGACCATACTCTAAATATTACCATTCATTATTATTTTTTACTTGTCTTGCTATCAAGAGCTGTTTGGTTATAAACATCAGCCACTTCACTATACTCTTTTTCCAAATCGGGTCGGAAGCCGACCTTGGAGTTTATCTTAACCGATTCTATCAGAGAACAATAGTCATAAGGCCAGTTATAGGTTGGGTCGGACAGAGAATGTTTTGATATGTACACATTCTTAGCAAAGTCATCCCGCTCACCCAATATTTTATCAACTTCGGCGGGCGGAAGCCCCTGGAGAGACATAAATTGCTTGGCATTATTATAACTTAGGGCGTCGGGACCATCTACCTCTTGAATAATCATTTCGCCATAAGTAGAGACCCCTCGCTCTTTAACCTTAAAGACAAGCCATTTGATTTCTGGAAAGAATCCTTGTTTACATGCTTTTTCGGCAACATCTAAAAGATCATACCGGGGATGACCATCCCGGTTCGCTCCGATATTTATTTGTTCTTTTAATACTTCCGGGAATTGGGATACTACTTCATTAATATTGTCACCGGGCATATAGTGATCGATAGCGGAGAAACTAAAACTTAGTTTTCTAGAGAGGTCAGGCATTATATTTTGCCAGATATCGGATAGATCTTGCCTAGTGAGATTAACAGTGTGCTCCATTAAGTAAACGACAGGGATTTGACGAATATCTTCTCCTGTTAGAATGGCGTCGTAATCATCCCCCCCAAACGGATTGATTGTGCTGGGTATACTAGGATAACCGCTCGGCACCATTCCTAGAAGCTTTTGAGCCAAGGTGGGTGGCAGAGAGTATTTGGTAAAGTTTTTGCGGAACTCTTTTATTTTCGGTCCCAGTTCAGTTGGGGAAGCCTGTAAAGTTATTAGACTTGGTGTGCCCGTTTCATCAAGATAAAACGGCAGTGCCAATATAGCTTCCGATATCGAATTTTCATTATCCTCAGCTAACTCTCCTAGTCTTTTAGCTTTCTTAGGATCAAACCCCTTTCTTATGATCTCGTTAGAGTCAAAACCGCAAAGATCAGCCATCGATCGAACTTCCCGCTTAGAATCAATCACAAAAGAAGGTATTTTCTTAACCTGAGTAGTGTTAGTGAGATAAGTGCTCGTGGTTGGACCAGTATAAAAATATGTACTAACGGTATCGTATTCCTCATCCGCTCCGGTGGGCAGATCTTTAATATACATGTATACCCCTTCCCCTTCAGATGGCATTATACCGTATTGGTGCCACATGCCGTTCGTGGACCCAGTAAACTCACCAGGAGTAACGGAAGATGAGAAATTATAATGAGGAGTGGCAGAGCCGGACCTATTGGGAAAATCTAATACCGGGCACTCCCACTTGGGCATGATAGTCCACTTGTTGGGATCGACCGATCTGTATGATGAGCCAGCAGAAGTTGGGAACTCATTGCCCACATTTATAGAAGCATCAATATCCATTCGGTTTTGCCAAGCCCTGTTCCATTGATAAGCCGGGGTGGTGTTCGTAGATATCGGTACCCCCTCTGCCGTATAAAAGGTCTCTCCAATATTAGACATATCATAATAGCTGGAGCTTTCATTGAGATAGTTGACAAAAACCTCACCCCTATCGTTGTTTAGAATCTCATGTAGAGTATACTCCGACTTATCTCCATTGGGCATAAATGTAATTCTCATTACAGAGGGTCCATAATAATAAGGAGGAGTAAATGGGGCAAATTCACCAAGATGTTTGGGCCATTCAGGGAATGTAGTGGGTCCGTTACTTGCGCCGAAAGTGGAAGTCCACTGCGGACTTAAGTAATAACCAGTTGCTGTCGCAGGACCGAATGCCGCTGGATTACTGTATAGGTTAAATTGATCTGTTTTCATTAGACCAATCTCCATCATATAAGCAGCGTTAGGATCTACACTCAGAGTTCTTTCTGCGGTTGAGGCTTCTTGGGAGCCCTTTGGGGGGTTGCCAAATTGGGACACAAATTTAGTTAATTTACCCGGAGAACCATATCTGTTCTCTTTAGTCTTGAGGAAAAACTGTGGGACATTGGCTAAAAAGTTAGACACAGCCTTCTTATAAAGATTGTTAGAGTCTACTTCGCCCTCAAGGAAAGACGCTGTTACGTCCAAAGAAAGAAATATATTAATATCGGAGATAACGGTTGGAATAGTTCTGGAGCCGTTTGAAGCGGAGGCATATATAGGATCTACGGCTAGATAATCCTCTGGTGCCAAAATCGATTCGAAGGGGAGCTTGGCTGCCCACAAACTCTGATCCATAGCCGTTGTCCAGTCTCCAGATCCTACCTCCACTGCTCGGCGGCGGTCGGGAAAAGGATCGGTAACTTCCCCGCCCATATTCCCATACAGGGCACCAAACAGAGGATACCCCAGATCAAACCCCGGCAAGCCCGTGTCCCAAATGGTGGAATCAAATGGCGCAAAACTACCTGTATTTCTATGAGCACGCCTAATAGGGTAATTGACAGCCACACCAGATTTTACAGAATTATACAAAATTCCTGGGGCAAAGAAGGGGCGGTGTAATGATCGCCACTGACTGTCTGCGCCGATGCCGCTGCCTGTAAAGTTTGTATAAGGACCATAAGATTGAGAATATAAAGTTGCCAAATCGAGGGTTCTATTGACCGGGTAAAAGCCATTATACGGCAACAACTTAACAATAGCATCAGAATTTAATTCAAAGTGGCGGGGATAATCGTTAAAAATATAGTTGACATCTCCTTTATCATAGGACATAAAGTCAGGTAAGAACTCCATTGCCTCAGTGGTGGCATACCTATTGTAGAAATCTGTATTGGTTCCGTCAAAATTATTTATACTTCCTCCGGTTATTTCCAGGGACGATGAGATCACCGAAAATACAGAATCATTGGATTTAAACTCAGATATATGTTCACTTATTCTGTATTCTGGTATTATTGTATGGGATTTACCCACTAAGCGTACATCAGCCGCCCAATTTTCATAACTATTATAAAACGGATAAGCTGATTCCGCTAAATCACCCCTGTCGTTTCCATCCACATTTCGTCGTAAAGATCCCGCACTCCAGGGTGGTCTAGAAAAAGCGCCGCCAGGTATCCTGGGTTCTATATTTCTAGTACCACCAAACCATGTGCCGGTCATAAAAGCTATATTATAAACATACTGAGAGGATACAACGTCAGAAGTGTCATATGAACTTGTGCCAAAATTGTAAGCTACTGTATAGTCGGTAATTGTGTCATCAACACTACCATAATTAGTGCTCAATAATTCCCCACAAGCCGTAATAGCCTGCTCGCCCAGGATCACTGCTGCGGACAAGGAGCCTGTTTCATAGGTAGAATAAGTCTCGGATAAATTAGACCACAAATAAGAATCCAAAGGCCACATTGAGGTCGTGCCGGCACCCGCCAGTTTGGGAGTATATGGATTATTGACATTATAGGGAGTTTGATCCCCATAAGTTTTTGAAGATCCTTGAGAATTTTCATATGGTGTGATCAATCTTGGTGCCTGAGGGTTGTCTCTGGTTACAATTGATGGTACGTAAAACAGGGTATCAAAATTAACATAGTAATATGTTACAGGCTCAATATGAGCATCATTACGCCAATAAGAATTTGTGAAAGAAAGCCGGGCTCGGCTCCCAGAAAGATAAGTGTATATTTCTTTTGGGTAAATGGTTTCACCATAAGCAAACATTTTTATCATGTTCATGCCGTTTAGAGAGCGAGATGTAGGATCCTTTGCTTGCTGCCGTAGCGCCTCATAGGGTCGTTTGATTTTATTAAAATCAAATTTTATATCACCAGCAACTCGCCTGTTAAGTTCACGGTGGGCGAAACCCATTAAGGAGTTGCCATAACTGTATTCTAGATTAAGTGTTATTTTTTCATCTGTTGCTTCAGAAGGCGAGCCAATAAATGTCTCAATCTGATGTACTAATGGTTGATAGCGAGTCGTTACGGGCGGGTCGATGAACTGTTCCGAGTAAAAATTGGTTATTACATTGCCTGCTTGATCTGTAGTCGTTCGTGTCTGAGTAGAAGCGGCGTTACTAAATGAATTGTTGGACGATACCCTTTCTGGGGGCAGTTCATATAAATTATGTTTCTTCAGATATCTCGCTGCGTTTTTATATTTTGATCCCAACTGAGCCCACGGAGCACTATAAGGAGTTCCATAATCCGCCCAAACAAAATGAATTAGACCATCAGATCCCGTGAAAGCAGATTTTCCCCAAGTTGTACCTACCTGATCAACGCCGCCAGCAAATTTGACCTTATCGATAAGACCCAAGGCCTCTACCGAACCCGTGATGCCTGTATTGCCAGCAGCGCCGGCGAGCGATTGCGTAAGGGAAACAGTCGAAACGGGGACAAAACCCCCATTGTCAGAAAGAATGTTAAGTACACCGTCGTATTGCGCTACAAAAATCCCCATATTTACTTGAGTCGCCATATCAATAGTTGTGCCGATGCCCTGGATCCCAACGGTATAATTTGTTAGACCCATTCGGCTTATTGTGCCAGGAGTTTTTGAAGTTATATATTCAAAGTTTACAGTCGTGCCCGCTGTGTCGGTTAGATCAAGAGTTTGGTTGTCCCAGTTGGCTGCGGTTCCATTCACACATTCTATAGAGCCGGAAGCGACCACAGGAGGAATCGGCGCAGGTTGCCCCACTGTGTGACTAAGGGTTATATTTTCGGGATAACGTGAGCGCCTAACGACATATTCAGAATATGTTTGAGTATTAGAGCCCGAATTAGCAAAAAACCACTGCGTGCTGTCTCCTGCTGGGATAGGTCTCGTAACAAAATAATTATCATAGACATTTCCCGTCACATATGTGGAGTCAGTTCCAGACAACTCTATCCTTTGGGTTTCGTTTCTTTGAGTTTGATAAACAGCGGCAACAGTTGAGCCCTCGGATTCATATCCTCCGAACGCTGTGTGGACTCCTAGTTTTGCAAGATATGGATTTCGAACTGCCAAGTTACGAAAAGGCAAAGCACTGTTTGGAGATAATTGATCTGAAGTGACATCCCTAAATTGCTGCTTAGAATCTGCTTTGTCGCCTGGGGCAGCAAAACGGGTCACAAAGACATTATCGTTTATCTGAGTCGATGGTTGCTCACGAGGCGCAGGATAATCTGCCGAACCTGTAAGACCCAAAGCTCTTCTGTCCGGAGGGGTTACAAAATAACTGGGAGCACTGTAGTTGTATTTTGCTGTATTAAAAGCCAAATCCATATTAGTGGATCTTCGGTCAGATGTTTGAACAACCTCATATCCTTTCAAATAGTTGCCAACAACCCGAACACTATCCGAAGTAAATAAAGTCTTTATGTTTTCAATATTCACGGGTGCCTTTGCGGCGGAGCCACGCAAATAATTACCCTGGGGACTGCCGACAGTTGGCGAGTTCATCGACCGGATTGTGGCAGAACCGCCACTAAAACTTGTAGCCGAGATACCCTGGTCAAATGAGTTGCCAGCAAAACTAGTCCCGTTATCTGTAGTTCCAGTCGTAGTGCCAGCAACGTTAATACTGCGCTCTTCCCCAAGAACTGGCGTAGGAATAGCGATTGGGAGACTGTCCCCTGAAATAGCAGCGGACAGGCTGGCTATAATTGCCAAGGCAATATCATCTTCGTCTATCGCATCGCTAATACCAATTAATGTCTTGGTAGAAGATGCTCGGACTACGGTTTCATCAAAGTCGGCATCATAAGCGATACCACCAAGAGTCAATGTTAAAGCTGTACCATCAAGGTCTTCGGTAGCCGCACCGGGGGCAACAGTGAGTACACAGGAAGCGGGCATCGCTGGGGACAATGTAATATTAAACGATTCTTGTCTTTCGGTTGTACGCAGAGGGGCGTTATGCCTTGCTAGAATACCTCCCACAAATCTCTCTGTGAAAGGTCCCTGCATAGGTATTTCGCCATCATACGCCTGTACTCTATCATCATGTAGGTTAGCAAAATCTACATTTCCAAAGCCGTTTGCAGCTAATTCAGATTGATATCCGGTTGTAACACTAGAACTAAATAAACTGAAGGGGACAGTCTGGTCACTAGTATATGTTACTCCATCTAGTGTAACTCCGAAGGATACTCGTTTTTTGGTATTTGGATATATAATATCCGTGATGTCCAATTCAGTATCAAAAGCAGTAAAAGTCTTATTTCCCAGGTGATATTTTTTATTAACGGGCTGATTACTTCCCCCATGAATAGCGTTATCAATATTGACGTCAAAAGTGTACAGCCGACCATGATCTAAGTTTCGCATTGCTTCACGCTTATATGCCTGGCGTGAATAAAGATTACCCCCGGAAGAGGACAAAGGGGCGAGATAACGTTCTGCTCTGTGTTTCCACCAAAGAGCATTGTTTGCCTCATTAAGATCGACAGGAGCATGGTTATAAGACCACCCCTGAGAAGCCTGTAGATTAAACCTAAGCTTACTCCTCTGGGTAGAGCCCCCAATAATTCTCTTGGATGGCTCTGGTGGTGCTGAATTTATAATTATTTTATTTGCCATTTAATAACTAGTCTCTTTCTTATATCTTTACTGTGAATATCCGTGAGGAGGCGCTCAAGGAGGCCATCGAAATTGGCGGTTAAACTCTTCCTCTTCTGCGGGTGGCGGTGGATCGTCGTCTTTCTTGCCGGCGTCTTCGTCGCCGCCCTGGAGGCGGGGAGGCGGGTCGTCGTCGGGCTCGCCGTTGCCGAAATCAATCCCAGGCTGTTCTCTTGGATTGTCCTCCCCTGGTCTTAAAGGAGGAAGGGTCTCGATGGCGTTGGGGTCGCCGCCGACGCCTATTAGTTCATCCTCGCCATTGACACCCCCACCGAAATTCCGAATTCTGCTCGGATCTTTAATGTAAGCTAAAACTGGAGGAGCATACTTTATTTTATTGCGCTCCAGGGTATGACTCTCTACCATGTTGCGAGTGTCGCTCGCATATCGAGCCGAAGCAGGCATCAATTGATCAAGCATCCGAGTCATGGCGGAATCTAACCATTTATAATAATCAAGATACTTTTGAAGATCTGGTATTTCATTTTGAACCTTCCGGAAAAAGATTTCTCTAATTTTTTCCATGCGCTTATAATTGATTCTGTATTGGTTTACGGGCTCCCCTATCAAATTATTAAAATCTTTAATAGAAGCAAACAAATGGAGCATACGAGTAGAAATGCTCCGATACATACTCTTCTCTATCGCAAAATATGTATTAGAGGGTTTCTTAAATGTTTTAAATACTTGATCATCAGAAGATAAAACCTTAACCATTTCGCTAGAATTAATATATTCTGGGGGGATTAGCTTATCAGCATAAGAATAGTGCTTTAGAGATGGCTGAGACAGTGATGTAAAAAAGTCTCCCAAGCCGGTGTGTTGTCTTAGGTTAATTTTACTAAATGTATCTCCCTGGTAAGTAGATTCATAATTTGTGCCCGCAGAACCAGAAGAAGCATCAGACGCTATAAACCTACCACTTAAATCTGAACCTGTTATCTCGGCGAATTCCCAATTCAAAGCCAGTGTCTGAATATTGGGGATATAAACATGTGCGCTTGCTGTCTGGAACAAATAAGAATTTTTACCCGGATGTAATGAGCCGTGAGTATTTATTTCTCGTGCCTGGATGTCTACAACAGCGGGGGGAATATAATCTGTCCAATACCGAATACTTGATGCTTTAACATCAGTGGAGGTAAGAGTTGTTCCACTAAAATTATTTCGATGAGCACCCGTATAGATTCTTTTTGCTAATCCGATGGTGGAAGACCCTGATAAATAGCTTATGTCGCTCTTTACAGAGAAAGAGCCCTCTTTGTTTCCGGCGGCGAAGTTAGTCCCATATAACTCAAGCTCGTAGCCAGTTAGCGAAACAGATGAGCCCGTAACCTTATTCGCAAAAGGGTATTTCTTGGGCTTTACGCTTAGAGAAAAATTCCACCTCTCATTATTATAAACGTTGCGATATATGTCGGATTGAAGTAAAATATCTCCTGCTCGGTTTTCAACCACAAAATAAGCATCTTTGACCTTGTAGGCTGGACTAATCACTTCGGCATATGGTGCGGGGGTCTTTACCGCATATACTTGAAGACCGTAATCGTCTGTAGAGGTCGCCCAGTTTAAATCTACAGAGGTAGGACTGGCATCATCCGGTGTGTGGAAGCCAAATAAAGAGGAACTTACCACCTGCGGAAGGTGGTAAGGCAATGTATCCTGTTGGTCTTTGTTGGGAAAAATAAACTCACCCTGTAAACTAAAAGCGTACTCATCTAATTGAGAGGATGATTGGATTAGACCGACAGAATTGGGATTAGAAGAGTTATAATATTGATAAACTACAGCGTCAGAATCACCTATGTTCCGTAAAGCTGAAAAATCAATGTATTTTTTTGTAGTAACCGAAGTCTCATAATTACTGGTAAGCTCAAAGTCAGTTTGGTCACCGTACACATTGAGAGATAAGATGTCCTCCCCTATGCCTAAACACCTAATAAAATTTCTGACCGCTTTTTGATTACCCTTAGATTTAAGAATAAAATTAAGATTGTTATAGATATTTTTATAAAGAGAATTCTTAATGTCATTAAGTTGTTGATCAAAATTAATTTGTTCATCACGTTGTAAAAATTGAGCCAATATATCTGAATTTTCAAATAATTCTGGAGCATTAACTCCGAAGTTGTCTATAAGGCGGTCATTATACGGAAACTCGTCGATAGAATCAGTCATGCTACCGCTAACGTAGTCCATGTATTTAATCTTCTTAAGAGCCGTTATCTGATTATAGAGGGTGTCAAAATATCCAGAAATAATTTGAGTCAAATTTAAAAGTTCGCTCTCGTTCTCCTCGTCTTCCTCAACAATCCAATTAGGCAAATGGTTGAGAAGTCTCGAACTGTTGCCGTCATCATATACTGACCCACTCTGTTCATAGATTAATTTAGTTGAAAGATAAGTTGGGTGGTTCGTCCGGATGATGGGATCCCCTCGCTCAGAAACCGACTCTATCTCCAACTGGTTAATCGCAGAACCTGTATTTCGTGCTACATCTACTGCGGAACTGTAATTAACGTAATTGCCATTAGAGACTCTTCCCGAATAATCTAAGATAGTTTGATCGACGGAGGAGGTTTGAGTGATTCCGGCATTGAACTTATAATAGACCCCCAGTGAAACATTGGCATCATATTTGTCGCTTCCGCCCTCAACGTTGGTAAACCAATATCTCCCCACCTGTTCCGCATTTCTTGCTTTTTTCCAAAATCGAAACTCGTCCAAAGAAGCCGATAGTTTTCCGGAACCCTCTGGTATTGAAGAAAAAGTAGACGGTGCCTCACGCAGGGCACCCACATTACCGACCATAGTTCCTGTTACCGCACCAATAAGCTTAGCTGGGTCAATATCAGTAGCAGCAGAGGCCGTAATGCCGGTCTCAACACACACACCATTCATATAGAAATCTATAGTTGCGGGCTGCTTTGAAGTGTTGAAAACAAAGGAAAAATTCCTCCATGACCCATCAGAAATTGTAACCTGATCAGCGGTGGATGGAACAGGTGTCTCAAGAAAGCCGTTGGTCCCAGAAAGCATCGTGACATGAAACTGTGTTTCAGATCCTGAGTGTATCGCTATCCTTAATCTTCCGTAATCCGCACTGCTAGAGTTGGCAACTGCCACGCCGTTTGTGAGGTCAAAAATGGCCATATTTCTTGCCGTTTCAGCAACTCCGTTAGGATTTATTAGAGTGTCTTTTTTAAGAAAAAATTCAACAGTAGTACCATTTGGACCAGCAAATTCCAAATTTGAGGTTCGGTCTTTTGATTCGTCAAATTTGGTATTCACATGGGGACCACCCTTAGCCTGTATATAATTGGCTGTATCTACCTCATCATACTTAGAACTATTAGTAGCAGCTATAGTATAAGGGGAGCCAATTGTCACAAAACCAGTAGAACGGGGGTATTTTACCTCTAACATGTACTTCTCTAGAGGGTTTATGTCGTTATAAAAGGTTGTCTTCTCCAGTCCAGAGCCGTCGTATGGATAGTTAGCGGCAATATATTGAAAAGCATTTTGATAATATTTCTCAGCAGAGCCGAACTTTACAAAATTTTCAGGTACAGCGTAATCGATAGGAGGGAGGAAATACTCATTCCTCGTCACCAAAGATTTTAAATGGGCTTGGGATTCTACCCCTTCTCCTAGAGTATCCGGAGCACTGCTCTTAAGATATTTCCCTACAGTAGCGCCACTTTTATTATTTTGATATAAACTCTTTAGGCTGCTCATACATCTTCTTCTTCTATTTTAAATTTGAACACTTCAGGCTGTTCTTTATATTCACCCTGTAAATAATAAGCAAATTTAATCCCATACATATATCCAGGTTCTAAATATGAAGTATCTAATTCAAAATAGTTCCCGCTAACGTCATACGATAGGCGGGTGAAGTTATTGTTTGAACTCCCAGTTCCAAATGGGATTATTTCTAAATTATCAATTGATCTGAAAATGCGATAGTAGGCATCATCTATTATCGTAGTATCAACCTTTGAGCTTGCTACCGTATAAATGTTTGGTTTCCAGTTTTTGTCTCTTACAAAAACTCGTAAACGAGGTTTTTGCCCTTTAGCATAACTGCTATTAAGATTTGTAATAGTTGTCAAATAAACGGTATCATACAAAAGGTCTGCGGTCTCTACTTCAATTGGTTCATAGGATCCTGTATAATAGTTTATTCTAGGGGACGAGCCCGTGTGCCAAACATCAAATACCGTATCGTAAGAACTGGTCGAAGCAAATGAGGCGGTATATATACCAGTGGTCGTGGTACCGTTCTCTACAAGGAGACCCGCAGTTAGGGAGGTGGTCATTACATTATCAGAATTAATCACGCTCAATGGATCACCAAGAGGTCCCGTGCTGCCAGAATAAATTTCCACTTCTAAAGTGTGTCCTTCTAGTCCTGGGATATTTGTAAGCTGACCTCTTACTATGTTATATAAGTACAGCGTGTTTAGATTATCGCTTGCCGGCACGACGCTACTACTAATATAGAAATTTCCCCTGTTATCTCTTCTGGTCGAGTCCCACCGGGCTTCAATAGTGGGCTGATAGAAATAGAACTCGCTCGTCCTAGAGAAAAACATCTTTGTATACAAACTCTCTGATCCAGAAACCGAACTGTCTGGGAATCTCAGAAGGAGACCGTCATTGTCAGTAGAGTCGAGCCACTTATATACTTGTTCGGAAATATCTATTGTTATGTCTTCTAACCCCGTAGGGAAATATATGCTAGCACTAGTATTTATTCCCGTATGATAAGAGCCACCTTCTAGAGCCCAGCCATTCCCAGACGAGGCAGAAATCCAGTTTGATACACCTAAGTCAGAATAGTTGTCCATGTCCAAACCCCGACCCTCTGTCCAGCTTTGAGATAACATATTTAGCTCTAGAGTAAAATCTGACGGCGTGCTGCTCCCGTGAGGGGCATTATATATATTAAGATGGAACTTGAGGCTACCGGTAGCAGTAGGGAGAACACCCGAGGACATATCTTCTTGGATCGTGTCTATGGGGAACTGTATAATAAACCTGCTCTGTTCAGCATTTTCAGGACTAATAGAAGCAGAAGTCTGACCTTGTATTACAAAGGTTTCTAAGATGTCCGCAGCGCCCATATTAGACCCCGTAGCCTTAATAAGGAGATTGTTCTTATAGGCATTTGAAATCGTATTGTCTTGTGTTGCGTGATATTTCTTTATACCCATTTTATACAATTACTCCCAAAATGTCTGTGTCAGGCAATAAAATTTCTGCCGCTGCATCGGGCGGAAGTTTTAAATAGCGTCCATCATTAGACATATTTTTATTAATATCATAAGTATAGCCGCTATAAACACCGCCGACAATGTTATAAAACTCAACATTCTGTGCGTCAGTAACGCCGGGAACATCGTTAAGAATCTTTAAAACATCGGTTACATATACAGATTCACCTAAACCAAATTTTATAGTCAAGAAGTCATTTTGAAGTGCCTGAGTACATTTCTCTATAAGATCAAATCGATTAATGTCCACGTCCGGTATTATCTCATATTTAATTCCAATATTTATAACTTTGCCATCCAGGATATCTATCGTGTCATTAATCATACGATAGTTGTTTAGCCATGTTTTAAGGTTGTCTTTCAGGACAGAATTGGGAGCAATTAAATCGCCAGTTGAGGATTCTGACAAGACATACATATTAAGGTTGCGGCGGATTGAATCAGGATCCCTTACCACTGTTGCCCTTTTAATTTTGCCGAATTTAGAAGGCATCCGGTAAGCTAAATTCATATAATCTTCCCTAGTTACCGCACGGTCTTGAGAAGCATAACTTCCATATGCCCTAATCTTTATTTCGTCTGCTAAAAGTGGAGCAGAGTCCCCAGTGATAGGAGACTCATTATCCACCTCAATAGAAGATAACATAATCTCGACAATTGCCTCAGACAACTCTTGACGATTAGCAAATAATAATTTTGGGCTTACAATCTTAGTAATTGTCGAGACCGAGGCGTTGGAGATGTTGGTAGTATTGGCCGTATACACCACAGTTAATGTAGTATTCGTGGGCACGACGCCGAATTTATCAGTCTTAATCAAATTAGTCGGGTCAAAAGTTGTTTCAGTAACATACGGCTTACTATCCACATTTAGAACTACATCGGCTGGGTCTGCTACCTTATCTCCTGTTAAATTATTCTCGGAGCCGTACCCAAATTGTATAGTTGTCGAGCCGTCTATATTATGCTTTGTGACAAATCGACGAGGAGCGGGAAGAAGGCGCATACTATAAGGGGCCTGAACCTTTGTTGAGCTATCTACATTTTTTATTTGGGACATTATCACGTCTTGTGACAAATTGCCCACCTGATAATACTCGTTACCTTGAGAATCCTTCACCGAAATGACCTCGGTAATGCTTGATCTTCCCAATTCCAAGGTTAAAAACCGTTGATAATCCGTCACCGCAAGTTGGTCTTCAAATTGTTGACCCGAAACTACTTGCCCATAAGCTTTTACGGCAAAATAAGTAGGGTTACCAGTTACTGTATCAGTTCGAGCAACAGTGATTTCATTACTGGGATCGGAAAAGTCGATGTCGCTTATTAGGGTATATGTGGCTCCATTCTCGCCGCTCACAATAGTACCTCTTTGTATAATTGGCAAATAACGAGAGTCAGGAGACCTTGAGGTTGGTGATACAGGGACCAGCATAAATACCGCTACCTGACCAGTAGACTTAGCTGCGCCTTGGTTTTTAAACCCTAATGTTTCCGATAATTTTACGACGCTATCATATCTTATGGCACTATCCAAAAAACTCTCGTTTGTTTGGAAATCAGCATAAAAAGATAGTTGATCGCCGACATAAGCCACCATATCTAACATTAATGAACCAAAAGACGCCTCACTAAAGTCCTTGAAAGTACTGGGATAATATCTTTTGGCATAGTTTTCCAAATCATTTTTAATAGACTCGAAATCTCTGCTTGTATAGTTTATTGGTCTTTTAGCCATTTTGTTCCGCCCTGATCTTAATTAGTCATTGTGGTAGTTATTATTAGCTGATCGCTGCCAGCAAAGGGTAATATATTGTATCTAATTACTGTTCTTACATCGTTTAAGCCCAAAGTAGGATCCTCATCACTTGTCAAAAAAGTCACTTCTTCTAGGTTAAGTGCGGGGATATGTCTTCTGACTTGTTCATTAATTTTTTGTGACACTTTAGAAAAAGTATCTCCATGTAGAGGTTCGAATAGAAATTGGTGTAAACCTACTCCAAATTCTGGGAGCATCACTCTTTCGCCGGGACCAGTAAGAATTAGCATCTTTAAATTTTGACGAATCGCAGCCTTCAGCGTTTTATTAAGCTGGTAGGGTCCGTCGGTGCTGCCATATATCAGCGGTAATTTCGGCGAAATGCCCTGTAGTTTACTCATCGTTCTTAATTAGTATCTCCAAAATTCTTTTCTCTTCTCTGATGTGGGGAACCAGGTCGGGTCGTACACCAGATTCGAAAATCCAACTACCTAACCAAAGCCCAGCAGGGGTGAGGGTCAGGCCGTCGGTGAATTCTTCATAACCCTCCTCTATCAATTCAGGCCAGATCCAGTCTTCGGGTGTTCGACCTCGATGGAAGTTCACATAATCTTCAAAAAACCGGTGCCATGCCGGCCTTGGCTGGCTGTCATACTCTTCGTGGTCACGAGGCAGGTAGGATAGCGGGACAGGGGGGCCGTCTTGGTTCCTGCCGATTTCTCTGTGGCCATCAATTATGTGGTTGAAATTAAAGTTTCCATTGTTGGCAACACGGGTGAGGCGACCATGAGGGTGTCCTGGGTCAGTGGCTGTCAAGTCTGCGGCGAGGCGGAACAAGCGATCGAGGGTGAAATTGTCATTGTTAACTATATTTTTAAAATCATCCACTGTAAACCGTACCGCCGAGCGGCCGTCGTCGGCGATCCAATGAAGTTTGTTGGTGAAACCCCAGAAATCTAACTCACGTGTTTCGTTGGTATAGCGGTCCACATAGGCTTTCAGGGCATGTGTCATGATCGCTCCTAAATAAGTTGGGTAACTGTATTTCCCCGATTCATCCCGCTCGAAAAAAGGTATCTGGTCCGCATAGCTTAAGAGCCCCATTGATTGTCGCCAATCCACTCGTTGGGCTCGATTATCCAGCAAATTTTGTAAATTTTGTATGCGTTTCTCTGCCTCTTCCTGATTATAATAAGTTATACTTAAAGCAACAGTATCAAATTGGTCTCGCTCATATGTTATATTGTATGCGGAATCAATCTGGATCAGACTCGGGTGCATTTGAAGATGATTGTCAACCACCACCGGGAAACCGGAATATCGAGACAAGAACTTGGTTACTGCCTGACCTTTGACTGCGGATAACACGCTGTCATCAATCGCAGCTTCTTCCAGAACTAGTCTATAGGCGATATCACTATAGCGTTCAGCGAATCTTATTCCTTTATCCATATACATCATATAAGAAGCTATCTGAAATGCTATAGGAAAATAATATGTTCCAACCATAAGACCTAGGTCGGTCACTTTGAGGGAGTCACGACCACGACCGGTGACGAGTTGGGTGATGAGACCGTTGAACTCGCCTAATCCGTTTTGTCGATCTTTTTGGATTTGAGACAGGTATGTGCTAGGGGATCGTCTGAAGCGGTCATACATAGTTGCCAACAAAGACTTATATTTTCCCAGACCACTGCCGTTCGGGTCGAACACAGATAGGTTCACCTGGTTATACTCGGAATATGTAGCTATATTATTCAACATGCCCACATATACACAACGAACAATGGATTTTAAATTATGTTTAGCGGTGTGGCGGCTTAAAATTAAAGGATTGTTGATAAAATCGGGGTCTGTGTCATCGTGGGGGTATACTTTTTTTAGGTCCGGTATCAAAGTGCTGAAGGGTCCCAACAGATCTTTGCTCTCAAGGTCCTCAAGCAATTCTCGATGTAAGTAATCTGTGATTGTTTCAACGGTGCCGACACTTCTCCAATTTGGATAAGCTTGAGCCATGGGCATTATGTTTAGAAAGAAAGTGCCCATTTTAGTTTGTATTTTTTTAAGGGCAACTTCCGCACGATGCCGCTCTTCAGGTGTTATACATATGTCATCCGAGATTTGTAAAGCTGGTCTGTTTAAGGAAGATATATATCTCGGCATTCGGCGGGTGCCGATTTCGTTTATAACCGAGTTATTTATCAGTGAATCTATCCTCGTTGTATAATTTTGAATTACCTGGACGTCTTTTCGACGCTCGCCGATGGGAACACCAAGCTGCCATTCCCCCGGCGGGCCGCCGAATTGCTGGGGCAACACCCCTATAGATAACCCCTGGTATAAATGTATATAAGCAGAGGTATACATGGGAGGCATTAAGACACCCCCGACCTCTAGGATATTTTTTTGCGATCGTGGGTCATCACCAGGGATAGGAACAGTCCGAATATAGTGGTCAAAATTGCCGCTACTATAGGTTGTACCATTATAAATCCTATAATCTATTGCCTCATAATTGCCCCTTTGAGAGGGCGGGAGAGAGGATGACACCTCATGATAAAGCCCTGCTTCTGGTTGATAATAACTTAGCATAGGAAAGGTGTAAGGACGATTGGCGTAAAAGGTGCGAATGTCGCCGCCGCTCGCATTGGCGCATCGAAGATAGGTTGCGCCAGTGAAGCCCGTATACGGGGAGTGAGTTTCGACTTTTTGAAGGTAATCAAAAGTTTTCTGACTTATGCTACGAAGAACTCCACTTTCCGCTTCCGTGACCCTTTTGCTGCCGTAGGCGATCTCCCCCAGGTTTATTGGGGTAAGGTAAAAGGCAAGATCTTTTCTCAACGGGGGGGGCGAATTGGGAATTGAATAATATGCTGCGTCCCTGCTATCAACATGGACCACTTCAGGATGGCGATACTGGGGAAGATCTAATCTTGGAGGAGAAACATAAGTTCCAGTGCGTGAATCTGACCATATATATTTATAAACGTAGTCTTGGGTATATGCGTTCTTTCGTGCGCCGAAGTTTCCTTGGACATTCCAAGAGTCCGGGTTTTGGAACCAATCATCTTCGCCGGCCGTCGTCACAGAGTATCCAATCCGCTCGCCACTGAAACTGGATGGTGTTATAAAATATTGAGTACCCCGAGCAAAGCCTGAGAAATAAAGTTGGTTTATTAAAACTTCTCTTAAACCCCAGAATATTTGATAGAATAGCTCGGTACCCATTTTGGAGTTATATAAATTATATTCGGTCCCTTGAACTGTGGTTTGCTCTTGACCAAATAACGCAAGGAACTTTTTAGCTACCCAGGCCGCAAACGCATTGCTGAGATCTGCTATGTCTTGTAGTAAGTCACTGTAATAATCTAGCATAGGCAAATTTTCTAAAAGGCGGGCTAATTGAAGTTCTATATTTGTTAGATCTCTAAGGAATCCGCAGAGACTATTAATCTTAGCTATCTTACTATTGACTATTTCATTATATTGGGCTTCTATCTCGGGTGCGGATAGGTTCAAAGTTAAAGGATTTACAAAACCGTCCTTCTTGCTACAAAAAGCTTCCAAAGGAGAATTAAAGCCAGCGTCACCTAAATCATCTAATGCTCCCTGCATCGCTGCTCCGACAGTTATAAAAAATAACTTTATATTGTCCGTAGTAAAATTAATCGAGTTATACACGCTGGGAATAATAGTATCAACGACTTTTGTAACCACTTCAGTATCGTCCAAGCCTCTTGTTCTTCTAAACCATTCCTCACTGTTTAGGTCAACTACTTCTGTTTCTATAATCTCCACTTCATCGTCGCCTGTCACGGTTTCGTTCAAATGAATTAAGAGATCATAAGAGGCGTCACCAGTTAAAAGTTGCTGGAGTTCTACGGGAGTGGACATTAGGGATACATCTTTAACAAATGCGGATATCTGAGCCAGATTAACATCTCGACTTAGTTCATTAGAAGTATCCTTAAGACCGACAAGATCAGCAATGCCAACTAAGTCAAGTTCCTCCACATATTCTAGGAGGTTAATAAAGCCATAATCCTCTTTCCGGAAAGGGTTAGCCAATTCGACTTCTGGGTCGTTGGGACCACACCCCAGCAGCGCCCTAATAAAATCTTTGGCCACGCCGGCAGCAATAGATTTAACAAAGTTCAGAAGTACAACCTCTATCATTTTTTGATATATTTGAGATTGAGTTGGCATTAGACCGACCATTTCGCACTTCTTAAACTCAATAGCCGGTAATGTATCAATAGTGGTGCGAGAGAGTGTACTGGAGGGAGGAGGCAAGCCAAGCGGGTCGAGAAATTGATCCTCTAAAAAATCCCCCAAAACATCAAGGGAACAATATATTTGTTGATTTACGTAATTTTCTATATCTCTTGTAACCCGTCCGGGATCCTGGACATATCCTGCTCCCTGAGTGAGATACCTTTTGTTGGTCTCATCTTCCACCACTTCATCACGTAAAAGGATAATTACCTGACGAATTACTGATTGAATTCTTGTTTTGCCCATGGCAGCTTGCCAGAACTTTAAGCCATATCCAATGACAGCCGCCTGACCACTATCGCAATCCATGTTTTGTAGTGTTGAATTAAGAGTGTACCACGCAGGGCGGTTAGAATACATAAATTCAAAATCCCTAGGATTTCCTTGGGTGATGCGCTTATATGTTTCAAATACTTTGTTCTTCTGGGCTCTTTGTTCTCTCTCTAATTCTGCCATCTTGGCTTGTTTGTTTTTTATTTTTTCCAAATCTGGCTTGGGATACATATACTCTGTCATAAAAGCTAGAGCATTTGGGTAATTCTCTGTGGCTGTTGTTTTGCCCAGTTCATATATCCTACGCATACTCTCAATTAGAGAAAAGGTGGTGGGAGTTAAAATTGAAAAAGCGTTCAAGACACGAGCATATTCAGTCTCTGGATCAAGGTAAGTGCGGGTGCCGGTTGCTTGATAATAAAATGATCCGTTAATTACAATATGATCAAGCTTATAATCTTCCGTAAAGAACATTTCTACTCGGTCACTATCAAGCAACGCTATTTTATTGTAATTACAAAACAACGTCAACAAACTCATAAAACTTCGTAAATTACCTGTTTCACGAGAGAAATCGATGCCGCCGATGAGGTCCCTTATCCCTATATCAAATACCGCATTATCATACCCCTTTAAGACATCCCTAGTAACAGCCAGATAGCGCAGACCATCCTCTACTAAGAACTGTATTCTTCTAGAGCTTTTGTTCGCACTACTTATAAGGATTTTTGCTTTGGCCAGAGAGCTTAACTCTGATTCTTCTCTCGATGGCTCTAAGCTTTCCGCATCGGGTAAAGAATCTACATCCCCACTGTCAATCTTGACAGCATATATCCACCTTGAGCCAGGTCGGCTCTCAAGTCGATTATATAATGGGTAGCGGCCCGGTGGCATATATTTCTCAACAAGCTTACCATAATTTTCCTGAGAGTATTTTCCCGAGGCTAACAGTATTTGTTCTAAAGCTGTTTGGACTATGCCGGTATATAAACTCTTTCCAGATTCGGGGAGTTCAAGCCATCGTGGTTCGCCCGATCCGGATATGGATTCCATACGCATCGTGTTAAACTCATAATCTCCCATATAATCTATATCGGCTTCATCTGTCCTATTTGTATAATAATATTTTAAATCTATACTATTGTAATATACATTCTCGGACGCACCGGGAAAACAGTTTTCTCTCCAATCATATAAATCAACGTTGGCATCTGAAATAATATAGGTACTGACCTGAGGAGTTAAAGGTATGTTATTGAGACTTACGTCAGAACTATATTGGTGCTTAGGTAAAGAAAGGGCTAGCCTTAATTTATTTTTATAAGCCTGAGAATGTGCTGGGGGTATGGCAATTAAATTAGCTACATCCTGGTTTTCCTCAAATTCGGGAAGGTAAGACACCTCTGATGTTTTAGAAGAATACTTCCCCAACTGTCCGTCGGCTTGGAGCGCAGCGGCAATTAGGCGTAGCTGGTTTATTTGTTCATCGTGACTTATTTCAACTGCCTTATCATCACTTATTGTGCCGTTTTGTGGGTAAAGAGCAAAATAAGCCTCAATGTCCTCTCGTTGGATAATAGCATTTTCGATATTATCGCTAGGTGACACATTTAGTGCCTCTCCAATTTCAGGGTATTGGAAAAAATATAAATATTTTTCATGTATAGCATCTATAACAAACCTATTTCTGCGAGCATCGTAATCATACCCCGCAGCATAAGGGTTTACTATTTGTTTTTGGCGAGGGGTGATGGACATAGAATACCTAGTTTACGTGGTTATATTTACTACGAAAATTATATTTAGCAAAGGGATTCGCAGAACTATAATTCATTTTATGAAAGGCAAAATTTTTCTGCTGACAGGATAGATTCATAATTTGTATGGGGAGTTGGAGCAATAAAAACTGGAGTTTGGCGGCAGCGAGACCACTAGGGTCAACATTAGCAGCAATTTGAGTCGTCTGAAGCTCTAAGGCAAAGGCAGCAGAATTATGTGTGTCTTTGATGAGTTCCAACAAATTATCTAAAATGTGAGCCAAATCGTCACCCTTTACCATGGGTTGTAATCCGGCATCATCATTTCCGGCTATAATGTCAACCCCCTGTATATTATCCCCAATATTAAGACCGGAAGCTCCGCTTCGGGTATCTGAACTTGTTACTATTTTTATACCTTCTCTTCCTATAAGTCTCACGGAATCTGCCTTAATGGCAATAGCGGAGCGCCCTTTGAGGTGACCCACATTGCCTTTGGCGAGGTGAAAATATTCTTTGGAATCAATATCAGTAGCGTGCTGCGAAATATAAATTTTCGCTGAATCAAGGTGCGGGCTCGGGTTCATCACCACTCGCTCGCCACGTTGATTTACCTCCGCAGCAGTCATTCCACCAAGGCCCGCAATAATTTGGATACAACCCACATTCATAACAGGTTTAGCGCCTTCACCGGAGGTCTCGGATCGGGGGCGATCTCGACCCATAATAATATATGTATTTTCCTTGCCTCGAACTATAGTCTCGGCAGGTCTGTCATTGAATGTAGGGTTAGGAGTTAAAGACTGCCTCTGGTTAATACCATCCTTCTCAACAGCAACGACTGCCTTTGGACCGGCTTCTTTAAGCTTCTTTTTTTCGGGTCCCACCAGCATATTGGGATTGGTTTTGGGTTTTGCCATTAATGTCTACCTCTCTCTACAAATATTACCATTTTCTTCCACGCCTGGGCAAGCCTTTCTTTTGTCTCTCATTCTTTTTATTCTTTTTGGCGGCGGTGGTATCTGTGAAAAAAGCTCTTCTAAAGAAATCTGTTTCAGGGTCCTTGCTTACCTGTCTTTTGCTGCCTTTTTGCAGCATTTGATTAACCGTCTTAATGCCTGTAGGATCTACAAGGTATTCAAAATGTAAATGAGAGCCGTCTCCTGGTCCTTTGGTTTTTACACCGCTGTTACCGCCCGTGGCTATAGTCTGAGATCTCGTGACCTGTTGTCCCACTGATACTAATATCCCTGTTTTGCTGTTTGTCCCCAAATGAGCAAACAAGGTATAAAATACCACCGGGTCAGCGTCTGCCTGTATAGAATATTGAGTGTGCTTAATAACTACAACATTTCCATATCCGGACAGGGGCCGAGCGACCACAACCTTCCCAGCCAGCGGAGCCAAGATAGCATCGTCGATAGAACACTCATAGTCTGTCCCCAAGTGAGGTCGAGGGCGCTTATAATGTGCTAAATTGCGTATTTTTCCCCATTGAGAATTAACTTTATAGGGAGCATCAACAGGATATCTTGGAAATACAATATCTTTCTTATTTGCGGCAGCATTTGCTTTAACATCTTCCATATTAAAATCTTTCATATTTCCAACTATCAAACATGGATCACCGAGCATGGATTTTGTGTCGGAGTCTTTACCCTGAGAGGGCAGAGGGGGTAAAGTTACATTAGTACACCTTCTTCCCGGAATATAATCGCCTATATTATTCATGTGACCTGATTTACCCAAGATAACTGCCGTGTCTAGATAACTGGAATATTGCCCCTCGACGTCTTTCATTTGTATATCTACAATATCCCCCACCTTAAGGGGTGAGGCGGTTTCGCCGACTGGTATATTGTGTTTAGCCAACGGATGGAGGCTTATTTTTTCGTGATCTGCCGAAGATTTAGGCTCCGGGATCCAATAATGACGGCGGTCGCTGAGAACCCTAAACCTTACAAGTTGAGATTTATTTTCTGTATCCTGTCCCTCGGCAATAATATATAGTGGCTCAAACCCTTCTTCAATTTTGAGAATTTGACCCAGTACAATGTTCTTATCCTTTGAAGTATTAGCAGTATGATGAAGGCGGATCATATTTTTCAAAGTGCCCATAGGGGTAGAGCGTTCTAAATCCCACGCCGGGGTCGAGGTGCTCTGATTGAATGCTTCGTCTTCTAGAAATCTTTTAGCTTTTTCTCCACTAAGTAAGTCGGAGGTAACTTTGGGCGTACTCGTCACTTTATTCCTCCTTGATGATATCAAATAATTGTTTTTTATCATCCTCCGATAACCCGGCGTGATGGCTTGCTTGGTCTTTTTTGTAGACCAAGGTGGCAAGCTTAACTAATTGTTCGTTGCTTCTTTGTAGGGTTTCGACAAACTTAGCTGCCGTCGGTCCAGAGTCCGAGTATCGGTCTTTTGAAACGCTCATATACTCCTTTAAGTTATCTAAGAGTATTTCTGTTTCTTGTCTGTCCTTGTTTATATTATCAAGGGCTTGTTCTATTAGAGAATTAAGATCTTTTTTCATATCATAAATAGGATGCTAGCTAATTTCTCCCTCGTTCCATTTTTTCTTGAACGTCCTATATCTTTCACGCATCTTGTTTAAGGCACTAACAATCTGTTTTGTATTGAGACCCGTTATTTCTCTCATATACAGATAGACAGCTTTTTTGTTAAAAATCTCTATCTGGTCTATATTTTCCATAAGGGTTAAAACAGCATCTAAAACCTTTTGTTCGTTGGCTTTTAGTTTGAGTTTTTGCCAACTATTGATCTCGGTTAAAAGGGAATTCCAAAATTCTCGCTCCTCAATCTCACTCATCAGATCACCATTTGAGCTAGATGAAACGGCCTCTACTTCCCGGACCATTTCATCATAGTTGACTTCTCGGCGGTTTTTCTTTGTTTGTTTTTTGGCCTTATGAGTAAACCAATTTTTTGTTACCACGGAAAAGTAAGAAAATGCCTTTTTACCCTGAGAGGGGTCAAACTTTCCTAATATAGTAGTAAGCCATATCTTACAGTCATCCTTATGATACTCAATATTTTCAAGCGATGTAAATTTATATGTATAAACTATCTTATTTACAAGCTCATCGAAGGCGGGCTGAATGTGTTCTATATAAAGCTGAGACCTTTCAGATAACATTTCTGTTTTACAGTAATCTACTATGGCTTTTTCAGTGACCTCGGTAAAATAATAGTTATTCTTTTTCTTTTTCTTCGCTCTAGGCATCGGGGTTCTCAACAGTGAGTTGTTCATTGACCTCTAAAAACTTTTGTACTTCGTCTGCCATTTCGGAGGTGTGGCTTAAGAGTTTTTCAAGGGTAGCATCCCCATAAAATGTATCCCTATTATATACCTCGGTGAGATGAGTCTCATAAGATGCCATTGAAGTTAGCATCGACCTTGTTTCGTCGTTTGTCATCTCAAGGTAGTTTAGGAGGTTTCTGGTATACCAAACAAATATAAAGTTAATTACAAGGGAGGAAATCAGTCCGGCGGATAATATCAATTCTAAAATCATTTTTTCTTGTAAACCCTTTGCTGTTGCTTCTCTTTAAAAGTTTTAATTTCTTCTCGGCCTTCGCTAATAGCCTTTTCCACCTCATTTCCTGGTGGCTCTTTGATATTATAACATTTTTTGGCTAATTGTAAAACATTAGACAAGTTTTTCTTGATATTTACTGACATGCATTTTATGCATTTAATATCTTTAGCCCCGTAAGAGTGGCGAATATCCATATACTCTTTACAATCTAGACAATTGTAAGCATATAAGGGCATTATTCAGTGTCAAACTTAAAAGAAGGGGGGTTAAGTACGACAATCTCGTCGCCCTGTACCTCAAGGTCCCACTCTGATAAAAGTTCTGTTATGTCTGCCTGTTCTGACAGGCATTTTTGCAAAGTGAGCAACAAAGCGCCCACTGCTTGATTTGAAAATTTCATTTTATTCTCCTTTGTTTTCCTCTAGAAAAAAGAACTCTCTAGAATTAATAGCTTTGTCACAGATAAAGAGGTCATAATATGGCTTACCTAAAGATATTCCGTGGTTTAAAACTCCCCATTTTTTTAATTGTTGTTTCGTTAATTCTTCCCAGTCCAGCCCAGTCTTAGAGCCCCTAGCTGTCCAATATATTATAGTATGACCACTCTCATATAAGGAGTTCATTTTAGAGATATTTTCTAAAATAGGTACAGACCTAGAATAATCTGGGGAAGTGGAAGGGCCAACACTAGCTTGAGTACATATTGTCTCATCTATATCAACATAAATAATCATTTGCCCGCTGTATTTACAAAGTGCTGAGGGAGGGGCTTAACAAACATTGTTCGTGTCATGCGTTTTGCAAAACAAGCCATAAGAGCATCATTAGGAATAGTAGATTGGTAAGATCCCGCTTCCATCTGAAACCCTAAACTTGTTGGGGAAGAAAATCTCAAATATGTATGCTCTGGAGAGTATTCCTCCCAAGCCCTAGAGAGCCTCGTCTTTGTGGCACAATATAATATTTCAAAACCATTAGAGTTATAAAAATCTCTGAATAAAGCTGGACTTAAAGAATAAAACCCTCTGCCATAAAACCCTGATATATTGGATGTGTGTAGTATCTTCCCCTTGTCCGATAAAAGATCTAGTATATTTTTCCAAACTGTAGAAATATCAAAACAACAATAAAGGGTGCCCGAATCTATTATCCAATCATAAGAGTTTTTCAACTCGTCCGGTATTTCCTCATTTAGATTTATTTTATGTGTAGGGTTTCCAACTACATCAAAAGTATGAACCGTGTCGAAGCCGAGCGATTCACCAAACTCTATCAGTGAAGAATACCCACCAATGTTACAAACACGATCCTTTTGAATTACTAAACCAAGATTATTTCTAACGTTATCTCCCAATATAGCACAAGAAGTGCCACCAGGATGTTGGGACCTTAGTTCCCGGATAAGGCTTAAATCTTCTTCCTCTATAGCCATTTTGATTCTCTCTTTCTAATATAAAAATTATTAAGCATAATTTTTATAGCGTCAATATCCGGGGTTTTTACCTCGATGTCGTAAAAAATTTCTTCTTCTTGTTTTTCTTGGGAAATATCCTTATATTCTACTTGGTTAGGATATGAGTGGTACTCCTTATAAGCCTCACATAATTTATGAAGATGAATTTTATAACACTTCTCATTAAATATATACGTGGATTGGCTGCCCAAACATGAACTAATTTTTTCAACGACCTCTCGGATGGGGACAAAATATCTAACCATGTCTCTATTGCTAACAGAAATTGGTTTTCCCTGGAGGCGCTGTTTATCCCAAATGTCCAAAACACTCCCAGTAGAAAAGAAAAAATTAACTCCTTGAAATACTGAGAAGTTGTGGTCTAATAATAGTTTTTCCGTAAGATATTTCGTGACTCCGTATACACAAGAGGGATTAGTCGCTTTATCTGTGCTTATTCCTATTACGTTTTTAACATTATTTTCTAAAGCTGCTTCAATAATATTCTTGGTCCCAATCACATTAACTTCTATAGCTCTCGTTGGGTTTTGTTCACATATTTTAACGTGCTTCATAGCTGCTGTGTGAACAACATAATCGATATTATACTTTCTTAGTATATGGGAAATTTTATGTTTATTGGTAGAGATATCCAAATTATAGAGATTTAGTTTATTAGTATCGCTGTGAAAATTAATCTCTTGAGAGCGGGATTCTGAATTTGTTAATCCCACCACATGATGACCCGCCTCAATAAAGTGCGCTACTAATTCTCTCCCTAAAAATCCAGCAGCGCCAGTAATCAAAATATTCATTAATTATTCCAATTAAAAACAGTTTGCTTCGGCGGGGATGCCGAATTTATTGTTAATTTCATCAAAAATCTCAGACGCAACAGAACTTTCGGTATAAAAGCCTTCAATGCAACTGTCCCAAGCATAATAGCCCCTTTGGTGTTCCTCTAGATCTATGCTAGTATAACACTGGAGTAGGCTATCTTTTAATTCGGAATCTACTTTATACTGATAATATTTGTGCGGGATTGTTAAGTTATTATATTCTATGCCACTGAGTTGCTGACAAAATACGTCATTGACCAAGTGAGTTTTATCGAAGCGGCGGGCAGCACGCTGACATGGTATCATAGCGAAATATGGTATTGTCATAAAAGAAAAATAAGAAAAAGGAACACTTTCTTTAGAACAATATTCTCTGACTACATTATATAATTGTTTATGCTGGATATGTAAGTGTTCATCGCCATAGAAAGAATGAGTAATTATAAGGTCATACCCTATGGATCCTAAATTTTCTAAACCCTCCTTGATGATTTTTTCGGGGGAACTGATTAAAACGCCTCCAACTCTTACTAAATCATTCTTAAAATGATGCCAAGACTGGATATTTAATTTCCTCATGACCTCTCTGAAAGAAGATGACCTCGCAGGGTCCAGACCACCGGTCATACACAGAACACTAACATCCACCCCCTCCAGTTGACTTAAAAAATTTAAAGTTCCGCCGATCCACAATGACTCGTCGTCTGGGTGGGCGACTACAAATAATATTTTCTTATTACTCATTTATTAAAACCTCTGAGATGTTGAAAAAATATAGTAAATTTCTCCATATCCTTTACGTGTCCATTATAATGACGGCTTTTAACCCATGGCAAATTAACATAATGAGCTGGTAGGCGACTTACAAGATCATCCACATTCAATAATTCTCCATCAAATTGTTGACCACCGGCAGCGTACAACTGTGTGAAATATTTCTTCAGTAATTTTATCGAAGACTCTTCTCTCAAAAGATCGGCTTGAGGTGTTTTGTGGGACTCATATTTTTTATAATTTTCAACCGCATATATGAGAGATTCATGAGCAGTTTCATATGAATCAAATAACACAGAATTTTCATTAGTTAAGAAATCTAGCGAGCTTCCTTTTTGGTCTTTCCATATCACCGTGGGAAGACCACATAACATCCCTTCAGGTATAACTCCTGGAAATCCTTCCATTTGGGAAAATAATGTATTAACTTTCGAAGATTGATATAGGAAGGCTAATTGCTTTTTACTCAAGCCCTTGAACTCTAAGTCTTTCCCTAAGCGCAGAAGAGTAAACATATCACGTTCTGTGTCAGTGAACATGTCATAATATACATCTGCTATATCAACAAAGTGATCTTGAGTTGTCTCTTCATCTCTTGACGCACAAACCAGCAAAATATTGTATTGATGCCCTAGAGAATATATTTTTTTAACTTCTCTAAAGAAGGTTTGGAGTTGTTTTACGTTTCCATTTCTGGATACATTAATAATGTCCCAATACTTTTGGGCTGTAGGATTTAGATGGAACTTAGAGGAGGTAAAATTACCACTCGCCATGGGGATATGAAATATATGCGGATTTCTATCACTAATATCTACTACTGAAGGCAATCCCATGTAAAAATCAAAAGCTGGTGGTAGATTAACTCCTTTAGAAAATCCTCCATAATGCACACCTACAAAATAATATTCTGTCATCTCTAGAAAGAGATTTTGAGCGTCAGTATTTGTTAAAATCCATCCCGCTTCTTGATGCGTGAGGACAACAATACCTTTATTATGAGAATCAGGGTGTTTAAATATGTGAGCCATGGTTTTTTTATCTTATTGCGGGCGGCAATGTAATAAGACAACCTTTCTTGGTTTATTTGGTTCCAAAACAATGCCGCCATAATGAAGAATGTCAGTATGAACGATTAAAAGGTCGCCCACGCCACCATCATACGAAACAGCATCCTCTTGTTTATATTTTGGATTATCGTCATAATCACTAGGTTGGTGCTTACAGCCATTGTTCCAACCAGTTAAATCATGGAGATCCATTTTTTCAGTTCTATACCGTGCACCTTCAGAAATACTCCCAGGAATAGCATGGAAAGAACCATTGGCGGTATCTGTTTCAGAGAGATAAAGGATAAATTTTAATGATTCGTATGGATCAAAATGAAGCAGCGCATTTCTGGGATAAGCCTCTTCATTAACCAGAGGGTTATATTCAGTTGACATAAAGATTTGCATACCATATTTGTGCTCGCCTAAACACCCATGCGCTATCTCTTTTAACGTCTGATTTTCAAATAAGTTATGAATGTTAGGTATAGTGATATAGGCGGGGGGCTGTACCCTAAGATGCTTTCCTAAATCGTAAGAGCCCGGCTCTTCTAGTTCGATATAATTTGGCTGATTTAAATAAGCCTGAGTTCTGTTTGGGATATTCGAAAAGATTGTATCGAATTCCTTAAGGACTGGATCAGGTTCTTTTAAAAAATTGTTGACAACATATATGCCATCTTTATTTACTTGTTCTATAATTTTATTAGTATTCATTTTCTAAGGGTCCCTTTTTTCGCTAACTCACTTTGGAGGAGCACTCTAGGCTCTTTATTGCCCAAGGAAAGCTCTATATCTCTAATGCCCTTGACAAGTTTAAGAAGCCCATGCGGCTCGACAGAAGCCAACTGATCGCTGCCCCACATTGTTCGGTCTAAGGTCACATGTCTTTCAACCCAATTTGCCCCCATTGCGGTGGCGGCGAAAGTAGTCACCAAGCCGTATTCATGACCACTATAGCCTATTTCTGCGTTTGGCCATTTATCTTTCAAATATAAGATATAATTAAGATTAAGTTCAGCAACTGGGGATGGGTAACAGGAATTAGTATGCATGATCACATCCGGGTTACAGGTTGTAATACATTTTTCTATTTCCTCTTCCGTGCTCATTCCCGTGGAAATGATAAGCTTATCAAAATTTTTCCTTACGTGGCGACATAATTCTAAATCCGATATTAGAGCGGAAGGTATTTTAGCAATATTGGTATACTCCCGCATAAATCTGGACGAATCAACATCCCATACAGACGCAAAACATTCTATATTTCGGTCTTTACAATAAGCAAATATCTCATCATACTCTTTCTTTTCGAACTCTATCTTTTTTTTATAATCAAGATAAGTCATCTCTCCCCAAGGAGTTTCCCTTATTTTGTTTTTTTGGTGCTCCGGAACACATATATCAGGAGTTCTTTTTTGAAACTTTACATAATCACACCCTGCTAATACAGAGACATCTATAAGCTTTTTCGCTATATCCAGAGACCCATTATGATTGATGCCTATCTCAGAAATAATTGAACATTTATTCATTTATAACCCTTGCTAAAAATTTAGTTTTTTATAATCTTCTAGTGTGTCAACATCGACAACATCGCTTATGCGATAAAAGATCGTGTCCTCATTATACAAGTTATCATTGAGTCTGTCAAGGTGGTCGGCATTAAAAATACAAATATAGTGACTCAATCTAAAACAATTTGGATAATCTTGACGGCGGTAAAGATTATGGGCGACAACTTGTTTGCCCCGATTATCGCCCACAGACTCTAAACACAAATAAGGGTGATCAATTATTTCATGACGACATAATAAGCTATAAGCCTCACATTCAGCGTAATAATCGTAAATATTCTTTATATCAGTAGTTTTTCTTTCAGGATACGTCAAATATAAAAGAATAATATCCGCCGAACTTATGCCTTTGTCTTTTATTATTTCTCTCACAGCTTCCTTCATAGATGCTGTATCACTGCTATTGTATGAACTTCTAATGTGAACGTCTATACCGAATTTATGGGACATCTTGATAATTTCTTGATCATTAGTGCTCACAATAACATTGGCATATTCTTCTTTTGGGATTTGCTCTATAGTATATTTGAACAACTTCCTATTCTTATCAGGAAAACCCTTAGAACCAGAGCGAGCAGGAATTATATAAATACGTTCATTCATATAAAGTAATTCTTCCTTCAGTGTGTAATGATCTAATTTTTTGCTCTTCTTTATTCTTTGCGTGGTTTTGTTCGTAAGGTATTACACTCTCAAAATAATGAAATTTTGCTGGGTCCTGGAAAAAAGAAAACCCATAACAACTTACTTTGTCAAAGTTCTCTAGTGCATACTGTATTCCCAAATAACCCATTGTTGGGTCGCCGCCCAATTGAGATGAGTGTTCTTTTAGCCACTCGTCCGAAATATGCTGGATTTTATTGCCACGATTGATCAAATCATTATAAAGCGATGATTTACTATTAAAATTCGGGAGTGATTTGATCCATAATTCCTCATTCCTCATTTGGTTTATAAATTCATTATCATACTCTGGGAAGTATTTCGTATGTTCCTTGAGGTGTAACTCATCTAGAGCACACAAAATCGGATGACAGTTCATGAACCGAAGTGTTCTCTTAGAGCCTACAAACTTTTCATAACCAGTAGTTTCGGCGATGTTAAATCGGACAACTACATCATGAGAATCAATTTCTTCCCCGTTTTCCTTCTCTAGTATAATTGGTGAATTACCTACAACAGCACACGAAATCATTTTTTACCTCTCTAAAATCTTCTTAAATTCTTTATAGTCTCGAATATAGTTGTCTTCTGTATATTTGGAATTAGCAAAAACCAACAGAGAAGTATTAGATTCTATATATTCTAATATGAGCCATTCCAACTCTTTTTGGTGATATACTTCACCTCGGTTCATGGTGAACTTGACGATACCAGATCTATCTTCCTTAGTGACATTTACAGAACCGTTTAGACAGATTAGATAATGTTCTTCGTTTTGGTGGGCATGATTACCACGGATGTCTCCAGGCTCAACATTTTGAACGAAAAAGAACCTCTCTGGCTTAAATGGTAATCTATCTATTTCACAAGGAATTAAAAACCCATTAGAATTTTGTTTAACTTCTAGTTGCATTTTCTTTCACCAAATTAATAACTTTATTCACCTCTTGATTTGTCATCTTTTCGTGAAATGGGAGTGATATAGTAGTGCGCCCTTCTTCTGAAGAATAGGGGAGATCTAAATAATCAACAAAATTGGGGTTATAAATTGTATTCTCATGTAAAGCGCCATAATGGATGCCAGTTTGTATTCCGTCTTTTCCCATCAAAGTTATAAGCTCACCCCTGTTAATAACGTTTATTCTATACAAATGGTTGCTAGTATTATTTAACCCAAAAGATTTATCATAAACTGCTCTGATTTCGGATAGTCTATTGTTTTTCTCATCAAGAATTTCTAAATTACGTGTGGCGATAAAAGCCTGTAAAGAATTCATATACATTTTATATCCTGGGAATTTGATCTTTCTATCCCAATTGTGTTCTGAGAAGGTCATACCATTAAGAGTTGATTCCTTAAATCTTTTTATTTTTTCCCAATCATTAGATACTATGATTCCGCCGTCGCAGGACCCTACTGGTTTCGTCGGGTAAAAACTGAAGATCATTAGATCTTCATCGTTCGCCTCGGTGGAGAATTGATTTCTTTCAACTTTCTGTGCTGAATCTATTACTTTATAATTGTCAAACTCGTGTAGGACATAAGAGCCCCCGACCCAGCCTACATTATCTACAAAATTTATCTTATTTCCTCCAGTAATAAGTCCATTACAAACGACAGGCGGGATAATAGAGGGAACATTCACCGTGAGCATCTTATTAAGAAATATTAAAAAGATTGCGTTTGTCGCACTATTGACAGAACACGCATATTTTGCGCCAACATATTCACAAAACTTATTCTCAAAATTGTCTACCACCTTGTCGTGTAAAAGGTGAGAAAATTTAGATGTGTCTATGGTGTACGAAGGCACATTAAATAGACTTATCACTGCTTTAATCCCATATAACAAATCCAAGTGTAGGAAGGGGCCTCTTCTAAGTATGTAGGATATTTATCGCCTGTATCTAAATCTAACAAAGGTGGAGGGGAATTATATGTATCATCGTCCCAAGTGTCTCCCCACCTTGTATTGGGAATTTTATATATGGGCGGCATCTCTTGATAGACCTCTACTCTATCATCAAACGCTTGATACGCTGCGTATGAATATTTATGATGAGTTCTATCCCCGGCGTGGTCCATGATATAATCCCTACAAGCTAATATTTTTTTAGGAGAAAAAGTATCTCCTTGTGTTGTTGGATAATTATCTTCATATAAAATGTGTTGGATGCCGAGGCCATGTACATATTCCAGGCGCTGTAAAAAATCCTGATGATCATCTAGGAACAAAAGTATGTCGTTTTTAGATATATTTTCTTCTGTTTCCATCTGAGAAAACAAATCGTCCCAATCATATGATGTCATATCTTGGTCTAAATAAATCGCTTTATCACTTTTATATATAAGATGTTGATAAGTTATATCAATAGAGATTATTTTAGCCTCGGGCACTGCTTTTTCTATTATCCAAGTTCCGAGACCCTTCCACACACCGCTCTCTATGACAACTTTAGGTTGTAATTGCTTCAAGGCATACCATGTATTAAACAAATGGGGTGATTTCATCCCTCCTTGATTATCTTTGATGGGTCTTTCCGCATAAATACTGTAAAACTCATCTAGACTATTTTTTACTTGTTCGAAATCATCATATTTTATCATATTGTTCTTCATTGTGCTTCATCCTTTCGAAACAGAAATGTGCGGTGGTTGCTATTATATGGGAACGATTGACACTCTTCCACAAGCCCAAACCCATTAAATCTAAATGTATTCATCAAATTTTCATAATTCAATATTGTTTTGATAGTCGGAAGGTTGCCATATGTTGTGTAATTGTCAAGATGAGTTTCCGTATTTGTTATTTCTTGGCGATGAATTAAAATATCACCTTCACTATGAAGTAATATTTTATTAAGTATAATATACCATTCCGGCACTTCACTGAGAAAACTGTTCATCAATATTAAGTCATACTGTTTAGTAAATTCAAAATTGGTTTCATTGGCATCGATAGATATATATTTTCCCGAAGGGTTGGACACCTTAGACACTTTCTCTATGATGTGAGGTAAATCGGCTCCGGTATAGTCCCACTGAGGAAAAGCCGCAGAAGCTTCGGCAGTGCCACAGCCGATGTCCAACAAAGTTCTTCCGTCGGATAGTTCCACACATCGACTAAGAGAGGCAAAATGATCTGATTCTTGTAAAGGTCGAAAGCCCGCAGTTAACATTGATGTGGGAAGAGCGTCGGTGTTATACCAAGCTGTTTTCATGATTATCTAACTCCATATCTATTCTCCTTTTCAGGGAATTCATATTTTTGGCTATAGCTTGGGGGTGTCTACCTTCGAACTCTGCCGTATAACATTCACCTCTATATTCAGCCTTGAATTCGTGTACTCCTTCATATTCTTTTTCTAGGTGGTACCTTTCGAATGGTTCAAGTTTCATCCACGGTAAATAAACCCTATTATAATAATCGTCTATACACTTAGACATGCTTACTTTGGCTTTATAATATTCAATCTTGTTTTTTACCTGTTTTGGAAAAACGTAAGAATAGTGATACATCTCAATGCCGGTTGTTTGATACAGTGTCTCGCTATCTATGTGTTTCTTTGTGATAGATGAAGAAGTGGGGTATTTTATAGTAGGAGGACGGTGAGTTAGCCAGGTACTTCCAGGAGTAACCCTAAACACTCTTAAAAAATTATCCCTGTTTAACTCAAAACCTGTTAGATAATTGTCAAAACCGCCGTAAAAACTTTTACTTCGAACACCTACACTGGTTGGTTTCACCTCGTCGAGAAAATCTAACATTTTTTCTATGTCGGATTGTAGATATAATTCATCACTGTCTAAATTCCACAGATAATCTATGTCATCCCTCAAATGAGATAGATAAGCGTTACACTGCTCATCTTTTTCTTTATATTGACCATGTACAATTTGAATTTTATTATCAGGGTCTGGAAAATTAGTTAATATTTCGTTAGTCCTATCAGTAGAAGTTGTTCTCCCACGATCTTGCCAATATTTTACGGGACCCTCGGCGATTAAAATTTGTGTAGCATAAGGGTAAACCTGTTCGAGACATTCTTGGAGGACATAATCCCCCTCAAAGACTATCATTCCGAATGCTATTTTTGGTTTTGTCATGTGCTTCCCTGAGATCATTATAATATTGATCTGCTATAAGTTTAATAAATTGTTGCTGGTGCGCTGAATGAGTTGGTTCTTTGAGGAACCCATGGCGTGGAGCTAGTTCATATGAATTTATATCATACTTTGGTTTAAAATTTGAAAAATGGCAATACAATAATTCTTGCTCTTTTTTATTCCAGACTATTTTATTATTTGTATATCCATGATAATTGAAATTCCACGGAGCTAAATGACCTATATCCTCATCTAGGACTTTAACGTTGGTGGATAATTGTTCAAATACTTCTAGATATTTTTGATCGCCGCAGGTGCCATGAGTTTGAAAATATTCATTATCATGTCTTAAAAGACAATTTTTCCACCATGTTAAAACTTTATATCCCTCGAAATCATTTTTAAAATAGACTATACCAACATTATACTTTCCATTAACTGGGTTATAGGGACATCGATGTTCTACTATTCCCACACTACAATCTTCTACAGATTTTTCAAGGTCTTCTAGTCCTCGGAGAAAATAAATATCTGAATCTATGTATAAAATATCATCTACTTCTAAATTCTCTAAACACCACCAACTAAAATAGGAAGCAAGTGCCCAAAGAAATTGTAATTTTTGTGCTTGAAGAAAATCGTTTCCAGTGTTTAGCAAAGCCTCCCTTGATGGTGGGTTCGAGCGAGCAGTTCGTAAATTAACGTCTTCTCTTAATAGATCTGATATCTTATACTTCTTTATATTTGGTTCATTACATTTTCTATATATCTCGTCATCTACACACAATAAATGTAAAACGTAATTTTCCTGATGGCGCTTCAATGAGGTATTAAGAGCTAATACCTTTTCTGTGAAGTTGTTATCAGCTAAGGTACAGAAATTATTCATAATCTATTGTTCTCAGCTTATGTTTTTAAAATAACACAAATAGCATCCCATAAATGAACCGACAGAGTGTTACTGGTCTTTATATAAATTTAATTATTCCTTGGTTTTTTTCTATCGTAAAGCCGGTGTTATCTAGCTTTTCTGAATCTATTGAATATCTTACATCTTGGCCGAGCCTGTTTTTTACATATTTAACATGCGGATTGATATCATCAATATTATACCATGAACACACCTGACTGACAACTTCTATGTTGGTTAAATGATTATCAGCCGCAATATTGAATACTTCATTTCTTTCGCCGCTGAGAATAAGATGATAAATAGCCTTAACATTATCTTCCACCCGAACCCAGTCTCGTATATAAGACCCGTCGCCATGAATAGGAATACAAGTCTTGTTTTCTAAACATTCTATAATTTTGGGAATCAATTTTTCTGAATATTGTCTTGGTCCATAGTTATTTGAGCTTCGAGTTATTAGATACTCTAGTCCGTAAGTTTTATTATGAGAGAATACAAACATTTCGCCCGCTGCCTTACTAGCAGAATAAGGATTGCTAGGTAAAAGCATGTCCCTCTCGTAAAATTTCTTATCCCTTGTATCTCCATAAACTTCATCGGTGCTTATTTGTACAAAAAGAGGCGGGTTATAAACCTTAGCCCTCACTAGTTCCAAGAGATTGAATACCCCTCGGGCATTACTATCAAAGAACACCTTAGGAGACTCAATAGAATTATCTACATGAGATTCGGCAGCGAAGTTAACCACCACATCACATGGCGGCAGGTGGGTCATAGTAGATATATCTTCTTGGCGTAGTTCATATTTGGGGTCATCATCCCAGGGTAATTCTTTATTAGAAGCATAAGTCATCTTGTCGATATCAATTACTTCATGCCCCTTCAATAATAATAATTCCACGAAGTGACTCCCAATGAAACCTCTTCCGCCCGTAACAACAAACTTCATATTATGATCCTTGTAAAAAAAGTTTTTGGTATGTTTTGAATATCGAAAACTCCTCCTTCTGTTTCTTTTTTTCTGTTTCCTTATTGGTGGAAATACCTGTTGGGTTAACATAGTACAAGCCAAGGATCTTGTTTAAGCATAAAAATTTCGAACCGGCGAAAGCAGCACGGAGCCACATCTCCCAATCACCGGCACTAAAATATTCGTTGTTAAAGATGCCATATTTATCATGGAGTGTTTTCCTCCACATTGGATTGTTGTGAGGCGAATTGGATTTTAGTAAGGTTTCCTTGCCTGTGTAGGCAAAAGGTCTTAATTGTCTCCACGATGGATCATTATCTTCAAACTTTTGATTTGGTGTATCAGTTACATAACAGTCGGCGTAAACGAGATCCACATCATCATTTACACACAAAGTTTTGGCGTGATATTCTAGAGAATCAGGACTCTTACGATCGTCAAGGTTAGCATTGGTTAAATACTCCCCAGTAGAGATCTCAACGCCCATATTCCATACCGCATATATGCCTGGGTCTTCTTCCAGTCGCCGGTACACGATATTATCTGGGTATTTTTTTATGTATTTATTAATAACATCTTCTTCATTACCAGGAGAATTAGCGTTGATCAATATGAGTTCACACTTTTCCTTAAAAATGCTTTGACGAGTTATATCCTCCATAAACCCATCGATATAATCATCACCATCATAGACAGAAGTAATAATAGAAATTTTAGGAATGCGAGTTATTGGGATATCATCATAATTGGTTAAAGATAAATCTTTTTGTAAAAATTTACTGTATTTATCTCGGACCACTGATATGTCTTGGGTTTCTCTGAGATATTCGGTTAAACGACTGACATCAAAATCTAAAAAACGACTGCCTTTTCTAATACTTTTTAAATGTTTTTTAAATGATTCTTCTCGTGGATAAGCCCACTCACACTTTTCAGTTATCAAGCCAGGCATTAAATGATGAGGCTTCACCTTTTCAATATCGTAACCAACTTTCATAAAATGACTTTTTATCTTTTTCTTCTTGGACTTAGAAAGCACAGGAATTCGTAAGAAATCTAAATGACCTGACCAATTGGTGGCTATTACCGGAATATTATTACAGGCAGCCTGAAAGAGTGGTATTCCGAAACCTTCGCCGTGTGTTGTGGAAATATAACATTTAATAACGTCTGGGTTATAAAGAGATTCCATCTCTTGACTGGATAAACTCCCATGTACCAGATAAACTCTACATTTTCTTTCCTTGCAAATTGTATCCAAGAGACCATTTAGTCGATCCCTGGTATGATGAAAATCCACAGTACTATTATTATGGGCATAAGTTTTTATAACCAAACCGACATCTTCATCATCCTTGAATTCCTCGATAAACCATTTTAACATATTGTCAAAGTTTTTACGGGGAGCCATTTGTAAGACTGTAAGAAAATTAAATTTTGTAGTTAATCCCATGGGGGTATAAATGTCTAGTTTTTCCTCGGCTTTATAACCAAAAGGAATAATACTAATAGGAGTTTTTATTCTCTCACCACTATCAGATTTCGTGTTCTTGAGATTATTTTGAGCATGTTGAGAAACAACCAAAATATGATTCATCAAATTACACGGAGAAACCCACTCAGAAGGGGCAAAAGTAGTTTCTAAAGCAGCAGTAACTCCGATATCATTCTCGGACATCTGTTGAAATTCGTTGGGGGGTCTTACTTGATATGTCGTGTCAAATAGTCCCGCAATATTTATTTCCCCATTAGGATTCGCTCTTTGTTGAAACAACGTAGTAGTTTTATGAATATATTCTTCGTACTTTGCGGCATACTTATGACTGCGAGTAGCCGAAGCCCATTGTGTATCTTGGATATAAAGATCTATTTGGTTCCCCAGACTGATGAAAGCATCAGCGATCGTCCTAGCATGTTCGCTGTAGCCCGAAATATTACACACTGGTCCGATAATAAGAACTTTTGGAATAGTTGTCATAGTTTTTCTACCCTAATATATTGGTAATTTTTTCTCGTCGTCCAAGACCCCTGGTCGGCGTGCAAATTAAGCATGAAGTTGACCCACTGAGAATTAAATTTCTCAAAGTTATAATTTTCCTGAACATGTTTTTGTCCTGCGACGCCGAGAGCCTCACGTTCTTCTGGGGATGATTTGTACATTTTTACTAGCGCATCGAGGAAATCTTTCTTGGCAAGTCTGTCTTCATAAATATAGGGAACCTGCTGGGATCCTATAATAGCCTTAGAAGCAGGCTCTAAACCAATACCAAACCACTTTTTGCCATCCGTTACCTGTTCTTGCAAACCACCTGTCATATTGACAATAATAGGGGTACCACAAGACAAGGATTCAAGAGTAGCTAAACCAAAACCCTCAGCATCTGATATGTTAATTGTACACCCGGCCAGATTATACAATAGACTTAATTGTTCAGCCGGCAACTTCTGAGTAGATAACACCATCTCCCCGTCTTTGAACCCTAAATTATTAGCTAAGTAATGAAGAGGTTGACCGTGAGGGTCGTTAGGATCTGTATGCATGAATAAGCACACCTTATCTCGCTCTATCCCTTCCAGGTCCAAAAATTCTCTAAACCAATGAATTAAACTACCAGTTTGTTTGCGTCGGGCATTTCTATTATTCCAAAAAAAGATAAATCGACCATCCAAAGCAGGGTTGTTTTTCCTTACCTCCGATAACTCTTTTTCCGATTTTTTACAAAAGATTGAAGAATCTACCGCATGAGGAATATACTCCTCTTTAACTGATGGAGCTACTGTTCTAACAATATCACTGGTCACTTTTGAGATGCTAGCAATAGCATCATTGGATTCATAAAATCTCTTATTAAAGTTAGGATATGGATAATTATCCCAGACATGGTAATAAACCATAGGAATATTCTCCCGTATGGTATCATCCATAGACCATAACCACTCATAAAACCTAGGATCAGTCATAAAATAGAGAATATCTGGTTTTCTATCTCTGATAAAAGAGTTTATTATCTGAGCGTTGCCATAACCATCAATTGGGAAGATCTCCCAATCATCGCCGTATTGTTCTACCTTTTTTGGAGTGTAGTCTTGATGTTTGATCGCCCCCCCTAAGGAAATTACATTAAATTTACCACTAGCCAGTAATGCTTCAATCATATATTTTGTTTGAGTAGCTACCCCAGAAGGTAATAAAGGGTGATCACTAATCGTGAGAACTGTTATTTTTTTATCCAACTTTTTTTTGATCCTTATTTACAGTACTCAGTTTTATAAAACTCACAGGTTCCGGGACGAAGTTTACAACTAGTACACGAATTTCTATTCTTAATATATCTCTTATTTGTAATATTGTATAGAGCAGTTGTTAAAGATTTTAAAGCATCCGTGGTTCGTTTTTTGGCTGCTGTAATTCTGACGAATTCCACTTTCGAGCCGGGCTTTGCCGTCCTCTTAAGAAGAACAAAGTGACAATCCAGATCCTTTGGGTCCACATCGTATTTTTGAGAATAAAAATGTTTATACATCACAAGTTGATATGCCAGCGTTTTGTCACTCTTTTTTTCACGACGCCATCCCCAAGAACAAGTCTTCCAATCAATCAGGTGAACCTTTTCATCTTTCTTGGAGTAGACCACGAGGTCAATAAAGCCTTTGAAGTTTTTTTCTGCTTCCGTGAATTCAGGAATTGGTTCATATAAAAACTCTTCAGCAGCTAAAACGTGCCAATCCTCACCTAATTTTCCAAACTTTTCTACAAGAGATCTATAGAGATCTGGAATAATTTCGATGCCATGATTTACCCATTCTCGAAGGTTGAACTCGGTGGCAGCTCTTTGTTGCTCTTCAATGGGTAGAGACTTCAGTTCTTTTACAAACTGCTCTTTAAGCAGGGTAATGATTTTTTCCTGAGAGCGATACTGTTCAGTTTTTGTGAGAGTTTCTTCACATAAGGTATGTAAAGCCTTTCCAAAAGCAGTGTAAATATTACCCTGAAATTGTTTAACTTTATCAATATAGGTGAGTTTGTGGTAGTGGGGGCAAATAAGCCAATTCCTCCACTCAGAATAAGAGATGTGTTTTCCAGCCAATGTATAACCACTTTCTTAGTTGTTGACGACTTGATCAATCTTGTTATATAGTTCGGGGCTAATTTTCTTTAATTTTTCTTTATCTTCTAAAAAGTATGCCTCAAAACCAGTAGCGAAATATTCTCGGAGCGAAATCGAAGCATAGGGGCGTATAAAAATACCAGCAGTCATCATCTTTAAAAGGTTGCTCCCAATACGCTTATACAATAATACGTCCAATTCCGAATCATATTTGAGGTCCTTAAAATCATACTCTTTTGTCCAATATCCTTCAGATCTTAATTCAAACTCTAATTGCGATCGTTTTTTAAGAAACTCATCCTTTAACTTTTGGTCAGCATATAATTCTTCTGGATATAGCATCTCAACATGATGTGCAAACTCGTGAACTATATCGTTTATTAAATCGGTGGCGTCATCCTGCTCGTGAGTAATATAAAACACGCCATCGTCATAAAGAGCGTTAGCGTCACGGGTTTTGAAACTTTCCTGATGACCTATTTCTACACCTTTTAAACCTCTGAAAAACTGTGCCGGAAGCAAGTTTTCGATAGACCTAAAGATTGCTTGTGGGTTTATATCTCCTGGTAGTTCTTCTCTTTGTATTACAGGCACATTGCCAAATTTAAAGTGGCGGGGGGTGTCTTTAACTTTTTCGAAAATATAATCCCTCATAAAATCTCCGAGGCTAAAGTAGCTAATTCTGACCTCTCGCCTTTAGTCAGGGTGATATGTCCGGCTAAATCGTGTTCCTTGAATTTTTCCACCGCATGAGTGAGTCCATTTGAAACAGAATCAACATAAGAGTTATCAATCTGTTGAATGTCACCTGTAAGTATCAATTTGGTTCCGTGTCCTACTCTAGTTATTATAGTCTTTAATTCGTGTGCCGTTAAGTTCTGCGCTTCGTCAACTATCATAAAAGCATTAGCAATGGAACGACCTCTAATATAGGTCATCGCCTCTATTTCGATAGTCCCTTGCTCTATCTGCATATCTAATGCTGAGCGATCGCCAAAAAGGTGTTCCAAATTATCTCGGATAGGAGCAATCCAGGGCATCATTTTCTCCTCTAAAGTTCCAGGTAAAAATCCAATATCCCGACCCATTGGTTGAACAGGCCTCGTAATAATCAATTTATCATACCCTCCTTTGGCTCCAGTAGTATTAATTACTTGCTCCAGAGCACAAGCGGTAGCTAATAATGTTTTACCAGTACCAGCCGGTCCTGTCAAGGACATTATATGAACATCTCTATCAAAAAGAAGATCCATGGCGAACTGCTGCTCTTTATTTCTTGCCGATAATCCCCAAATGTTCTTGTATTTATTTATCTTTTTAAGCGGTTTTTCTTCGCCCATATATCTACAAATAGCTGATTTATTTACCCCCTCATCTTTCAAAAGAAGAAATTGATTGGGGTATAACTTTTTTTTATGCTTTTCCAAAGTGACGGGGGCACCATTATAAAACTGATCTATTACACTAAACTCTACTTCTAATTCTTGAGTTCCAGTAAATAAATTCTCTACTGAACTTATTACCTTTTGAGGTTGATAATCGTAACATTCAATACCATGGGCATCGCATTTTACTCGCATGTTTAAATCACGAGAAATAACTACGATTTCGTGATCTTTTTCTTTTAATCTTAAAGCAATGGCTATTATCTTATTGTCCGAATCATTTTGGTCCATCCCAGGTGGCATATATTTATCATCAAAGTGAGCGGCGAAAACTTTACCTTTCCCTCGTCCCAAAGCAACCCCTGACATAAGACTACCTTTGGATCTCAAAGAGTCTAAAACACGATTCATCGTCCTAGCGTTTAAACCGGCAGTATCTTGACGGTGCTTATGTTTGTCTATTTCATCTAATACGATGGTTGGTATAGCAATATTGTTTTTACCGAATGCTAATATAGAACCTGCTTCTGTAAGATACACGTTAGTATCTAAAATGATGGTTTTCTTCATATATTCCCCGAAAAAAGTGGGTTTATATAATTAGTTCCCAGAGCAAACTTAAAGGTAATAAAAAAGCCGCCCGAAGGCGGCTGGTGGAGGTAGGGAGAATCGAACTCCCGTCTTGCCTAGTTCCATAGAAAGGTCATTCACAAGGTTAGAACTGTTTTTTTCGTCGGACAGACCACTTGACTAGATCGTTTTATTGCGGCTAAAACAATCAAAAGCACTTAGGGCACCCAAATACGGCTTTCTGTTTATTGGCTGCCGTCGCCTCAAGAGAGGTCAGGTTTTTAAGCCGCCATCTCCATGTTAAAATCGTCGTTTGCGATTAAAAGTTTAAGCGTTTTTAGTGAGCCACGCTTCCCTCACCCTTGCACCTGTTCTATTTTCCCATCAATCGATACCGGTTACCCCCTCAGGTATTCTTATACCTCACGTCTATATAGTTGTCAAGTTTTTGTGTAGCAGATTTTACAAAAAACCCATTAAGATTACTGAAGAAGTTATCATAACGATAAACAGCACAGAAAGAGTAGTAAGAAATAAGAATAAAAAAGAAAAAGTAGAGAAAGAGCTAAGTAAACTGTTTAAGTTGTTTAAAGCTTGCAAGCTATTATACCGAAACCTGATAAAGCGTTAAGAGGGGAATGAATTAAATTTCCGATTCCATGTCCACGGACATATCAATATCGTCGGTAGGATCTTCTTTTTCCTCTTCATATTCTGGAGTAGAAATAGAGGAGAGATCGTTCTTGAGTTCATCTTCAAATTTGTCAAAATAGAGAAGGATATTCGTCAACAGATAATCATAAAAAACATCCTTATCTGTTTCATCTGCCAACATGTCATAAGCATCAACGATTTGCTTTTCTACTCTCTTATAAGACGCTTGAGCAAAGTTACGACCTGTTTCGTTTTGATCATCCAGTTGAACGAATTCATCTGATTCTCCTTCGTCGTCAATATCGATAAACTCACCTTCTACAGATTGGGCTTCTTTACCATCCAGTTGGGGATCCAGATCTATTGATAATTTTTCGAGAAGAGTTCCTTCATCAACTTCGTAAGTAATGTTCTCTGTTTGTTTTTCTCCCTGAGCCGATGCCTCAATGGGTCTTAGTGAATTTTCCATCGCATGAAGAATATGGTTTTTAAAAGACTCTCTTTGTTCCTCAGAGGTTGTAAGCATCTTGTAATCGTCTTCTAGAGTGGGAACAATATTTTGTAAGAGATCAGCCAGAACATTAATGCCGGTGCTCCGACTAGCTTCTTCGGTACCTGTTTCAGCTTCAATAAGCTTTCTTATTACTTTACGGATTTTCGCTTCCGCCAAGGTTTGTTTTTTTAATTTTTTAGATATTCTTTTACGAATATGTTCCCTGATCATCTCTTCCGCAATAAACTGGTTTCGGTCAATAGTCATAGTATTGTAATTATCTCCGTCTTTGACGTTTTGCTCTGCTAACTTTTGGTCGGCTAGTTTTGGAGCGTTTTTTTCCGGGGTAGGTAGGTGCCACACCTAAAGGAAGAGAATACCCTCCAGCAGCACCTGCACTTCCCATTTCTTCAATTGTGTCGTCAATCATAGAGTTTAATCTTTCCGTTTGCGGGATTAACGAGTTCCATAGAGCTTCACCATCTACAGAGGGCGGAGCATAAGATAGGAAAGTTTCCTTGTCACCAGTAGCAATTGCCTCTCTCATATCACGAGCACTATAAACAATACCATCCTTAGATTGGACAGGATCTTCAACGATGTCCTCTACATTTACACCGGGGTTATGCCGCTCAGCATACGATTGCGCACGATCAAAGCGAGTATCCCCTATGTCTTTACTGCTCTTCACTAAAAGAACTGTATCTCCTTCTCTGGCGGAAACTGGATCAGCAATAAATTCATAGACTGCCTGAACTGGACTAGGATAGTCAGCGATTTTAGCGGTGATGTTTGGTTCACCGTTTTCAAGATACTCTTCCCAGATACGCAAACTTTGCGCATTGCTTACTTCTGGATAATAACCGGGAGAAATCATAATAACGACTTCATCAACATCAGGACGTTTGGCAATCTTATTTACATAATCAAAGTGACCACG